CGCGGGCTGCTGCGCGGGCTGCTGCGCGGGCTGCTGCGCTGGATGCTGCGTGGGATGCTGCGCTGGATGCTGCGTGGGATGCTGCGCGGGCTGCTGCGCGGGCTGCTGCGCGGGATGCCTTCATTAAAAAGTCACGCGACCACTTCGCCGATATGGTGAACGAATCATTTCAAAAACAACATTGACCCGGCGTGCGGCGTACGCTACCATTCCGCCCGCTGGAAACTGAAACCGACAACCGAAAGGAAACATGAAACTTCGCAGTATATCCGCTGTTAGTTTGAAGGGCTCATCATTCGAGCAGCCGCTGGCTGCCGTGACCCTGCTGCACGGCAAAAACTTTGTTGGAAAATCCACCCGCGTCGAGGCGCTGGCCCTGGCCCTGACGCACAAGGTGCCCGGCGCGTTCGAGGCGCCACGCGACGTGTTCGAGGGGCTGGCGTCGGGCAACCCGCTGACGGTGCAGTGCGAGGCCGACGACGGATCGTTCGCCGGCGCCGAGTGGGCGCGGGACAGGAAGGGTAAGGTCTCCACCACGTTCGAGGGCGGGCTGGAGGCGCCCGCGCTGCTGTTCTGCACGAACGAGTTCCTGGAGCTGAGCGCCCGGGAGCGGACCAGGTTCCTGTTCAAGGCCCTGCCGCCGCCGCCGCTGGACAAGGTCAGGCCGGACGTCGTGGTGGCCGCGCTCAAGAACGTCAAGTGCGACCCACACACCGAGGCGCACGAGAAGGCGGTCAACGAGCTTGCCGATAATGTTCGCCAGTCGTGGGGCGACGCCGGCCTCGATGGTGGCGACTGCAAGTTGACGGTGCAGGAGTGGTTGGAGGCTCTCGTCGAGCAGGTCGCTACCACCACCAAGGAGGCGAAGGCCTCCGCGAAGACCATGCGGCAGACCGCGTTGGGGACGACGGCGCTGCGGCAGGACGCGCCCGCGCTCGGGCTGGTGGAAGCCAGGAAGCGCAAGGCGATGGAGGACCACACCGCGGCCGTGGCCGCCGAGCGGTCGGCGTTCGACGACTTCACCGTGGCCGAGCGGCTGTTCCAGCAGGCCAAGGCGCAGGCGGCCGGCTACACGCCGCTGACGGCTCAAGAGCAGTCGGCGCGCACCAGGCTGGCGGCCGAGCGGGCCGAACTGGCCGAGTGGCTCCAGCGCGAGGACGTCGAGCGGCCTGAGGAGTCGAACACCAGGGAGGCCGCGGCGCTGGCCGACGCCAACTCGAAGCTGGCAGCCGCCAAGCAGGCGCTGGACCGCGCCCGCAGGGCCGTCGAAGAGTTCGACCGGCTGGAGTGCTGCCCGACCTGCAAGGCCAGGGCCAAGGGTTGGAAGGACGCCGTACTGGCGTCACTGACCAAGGACCGGGACGCGGCGGAGGCCGAAGCCGCCAGGCTCAAGCCGCTCTACGACGCGGCGCTGAAGGCCAAGCGCGAGGCCGACAAGCGCGTGGAGGACCAGGCGCTTCATCGGCAGGGCGTCCGCAGCCACCGCGATCGGCTGGCGGCGGTGGACCGCGAGCTAGCGGCGCTCAAGGAGCGCGAGGACAGGGCCGCGCCGGCGCGGGAGGCCGACTCCAGGCTCCCGGCGCTGGAGACCGCCTCCATGGCCGCGGGGAACGCGCACAACGCCGCCAAGGCGAGGCGGGAGGCCGCGGCGAAGGCGCTGGGCGAGGCCGACGAGGCGCACCGGGCGGCCGTGGCCGACGCCGCGAGCGCCCGGCAGGCGCAGCAGGCCAGGGAGAGGGCCGAGGAGCTGGACGCCAAGGCCGAGGTCGGCCAGGCGCTCCGGGACCTGCTCGGCGACCTGCTGGCCGAGTGCGTCAAGCGGTCGGTCGGGCCGCTGCTCGACCTATGCAACGACCTGTGCGGCGGCATCCTGCCCGCGCCGGTCGAGTTCGTGGACGGCGAGGTGGTGCTGCGCGGGAAGGGGCCCAGCCACCGGACGATGAGCGGCACCGAGAAGGCGCTGCTCTACTGCGCGCTGTCGGTCGGGCTGGCCGCCAAGGCGCCGCTGCGGCTGGTAGTGCTCGACGAGCTCTCGCGGCTGGACCGCGCCAACAAGGTCGCGCTGCTGTGCCGGCTCGACGATCTGATAAAACAAAACAAACTCGACCAGGCCATCCTCGTGGACGTGGAGCCGATGGGCGCCTACTTCAAAGACGCGCCGCCGGATGTGCTGGAGGTTGAGGTGAAAGGAGACCGATGAACAACGATATCGAAGCCGTGGATGGTGCGTTGCTGTCGACCGTCGTGTTCGAGTCCGGCAGCTACGCCACCGCGCTTGAGAACTACGCCGCCTGCAAAGAGTGGGCGCTGAAGAACGGCCTGTGCTTCGCCAACGGCCTGGAGGGCATTATCCACTCGCTGGAGCTGCCAGGAAAGTCGAGTGGTATGGTCGCCGGTATAATACCCGCCGAGCAGGCCGACGAGCCTGGCTGGGTTCAGAAAATGACAGTCGGCTACTTGCCAGACTGGAGGCCAAGACTGCTCAAAATAAAACTGCCGGCCGGCGCGCATTGGGAAGGAGACCTCGCCAAGTGAAAAAAACTGCTTCAATCCCTCTCCCGCCTCCGCCGCCGGCGGCTGTTCGTACTGCCGTCCGAGGTGCGGGCCGAGGCGCTGGCCGCGAGGGTGGCGGCGACCGCGGCGCTTGAGGAGGAGCGCGAGCGCTACCAGAAGGCCGCGGTCGCGCTGATGCGCGTCCAATGCGGCCACCTGCGAGCCGCGCACCACTACAAGGTCGTGTTCGAGGTGGACGAGCTCGTGCTGCTGGCCGACGACATGGCGGCCGTGGACGCCTTCGCCAGGCACGTCGCTGAGCAGATATTCTTTCATCACCGACTCCGCCATGACAAAGCCAAGTGACGACCCCTACGCGGCGCTCGGCGTGGCGCGTGACGCGACGCCAGAGCAGGTCCGCAAAGCGCACCGCCGGGCGGCCAAGCGCACGCACCCGGACGCGGGCGGCGACCCCGAGGAGTTCCGCCGGGTCAACGGCGCCTACATGGTGCTGAGCGACCCGGCGCGCCGGAAGCGGTACGACGAGACCGGCGACGCCTCCCCGCCGCGGCCCGACGACCTGGTGCGCGAGGTGGTGACCCTGTTCCTCCAGTGCGCGGCGAACTGCGCCGACCACATGGATCCGCTGGACGCCGCGAGGGCCAGCGTGGCGTCGCAGATGCGCCAGCTCAAGGAGCAGGCGCGGGCGGCGAGGGCCGAAGCGGCGCGGCTGGACAAGCTGGCCGGGCGCGTCAAGGCCAAGGCCGGTCCGAACGTGCTCGCCGAGGCGCTGCGGAACCTCGCGGCCGACCACCGCCGGCAGGCCGCCGCCTCCGAGGCCGCGCTGGAGAAGGGCGAGCGCATGCTCGCGCTGCTGGCGGGCTACGAGGTCGAGCCGGTCGAGCACAGGATGCCCGGCGGGTTGACCGTGCGGCAGATGGCCGGCGGGAGCGCCGGGTGGTTCAGCTTCACTTCGACCTGAGAAAAAACGCTTGACCGCCGCCGCGGGGCCGGCTACAATGCGCCGCGAAACAACCGAAAACCGACAACCGAAAGGCAAGATATGAATTTAACCTCCCAGCAGCTCGCCGCCGCCCACAGTTCAGCGCCGCGGACGCTGTGCGCCGCAGCAGCAGGCAGCGGCAAGACCCGTGTGCTCGTCGAGCGCGCCATATGGCTGATGGATCAAGGAGCGAGTGCCGACGACCTCTGCGTCGTTACGTTCACCAATGCCGCCGCCAAGGAGCTTCAAGACCGCCTCGCCAGTGTCGAGGAGAGCAAGCGCGCTCACATGACCGCAACTGCCGAGTTCCTGCCACCGTCATCCTACCAGACGCCGCACGGAACTATGGTTGAACCGGGCGCGTTTCACTCGCTGACCTGCGAGACGCATCCTGTGCGCCTCGGTCATTGTGGAACAATTCATGCGTTGTGCCTCAAGCTGCTGCGCCGGCACGGCCACCTGGTCGGCCTGCCGCCCGAGGTGACGGTCATGTCCGAGGAGGAGTCCGACGCGGCGCTGGAGGCGCTCGCCAAGTCGTTCAAGGTCAAGGCCAGCATGAAAGCCATCAAGGGGTTCGTCTCGATGCTGCTCGAGGTTGACAACTACCCGGTCTCGACCGGCCACATCGTCGCCCATGAGTTCATCCGTCAGATGCTCCAGTCCGGCGAGCTGTCCTACGACGCGCTGCTGGCGATGGGCTGCCGGTTGTTGGCCATGCACCCTGAGGTCGCGCCGTTCAAGCACCTGCTGGTGGACGAGTACCAGGACTCGGCGCCGGCCGACGAGCGCCTCTACGGGGCGCTGGCCGTCCAGACCCGGTTCTACGTCGGGGACCGGCGGCAGGCCATCTACGGCTTCCGCGGCTCCTCGGTGGCCGGTTTCGACCGGGCTGCCATGGACCCCGGCTTCGTCCAGGCGCCGGTGTCGGTCAACTTCCGGTCCTCGCAGGCCGTGGTCGCCGCCGCCAACCGCCTGCTACCGCGCCAGGATTGCGCCACAGGCGCCCCCGAGGGCGCGGTGCGGCTGACGGCCATGCCTGACGCCGCGAGCGAGGTGAGCGCGGTGGCGTGCGCCATCGCCGCGCTGCCGCCGGAGGCCACCACGGCGGTCCTGCTGCGCTACAACCGGCAGGTCGAGCTGTTCCGCGCCGCCCTGCTTCCGTTCGGCGTCAAGCTGGAGGCGCGGCCGGAGAAGCCGGGCGACGACGAGCGGCTGGCCCTGGCGCTGCTGCGCGCCATGTGCGCGCCGCACAACGACCGGATCACGCTCAACCTGGTGAAGGTGGCAGGCGGCAACGCCGCCGGGCTGATGGCCGAGGCCGCCAAGAAGCTGACCAGCGTCTCCTCGCTGCTCAATTTCGACCTCGACTGCGTCCAGCTCGTCACCGAGCCGGAAAACATCCGGCACCTGGCGCACAACTTCCTCGGCGGCGGCCCGTGCAACGCGCTGCGCGGCCGCATCGACTTCCGCATGGCGCAGGACTGGCTCAAGAGGCTGGCGGAGCGCGTCCCGCTCCCATGCTCGCTGCCGGACCTGCTGCTGGCCGCGCAGGCCCGCGAGCCCGAGCCGCCGCGGGGCCGGGTCCACCTCGGCACGGTCCACTCGGCCAAGGGGCTGGAGTTCGACCACGTGTTCCTGCCCGCGTTCGAGGACGAGTCGTGGCCGGGCGCCAAGGCCGGCGCGGCGCTGGACGAGGAGCTGCGGCTGGCCTACGTCGCGGTCACCCGGGCGCGGCTGGAGGTCCACATGAGCTGGTGCGCCGAGCGCCCCGGCGACTTCGCCGCGTGGAAGCTCAACAAGCGCACGCCGAGCCGGTTCGCCGTCGCGGCGGCCGGGACGCCAGAGGATAACGACCGCGACTCGGACAGCGTGCCGCTCGACCCGGCGGCGAGGAGGAAAGCATGAGCCACCACGAGGCGTCGGTCTGGTTCATGGTGGCCTGGTTCTACATCACCATCATGGTGTTCGTGGCCGTGGCCGCCATCAACCTACACCAGTTCAAGCCGTTCCTGCGCGGCGCCTTTTGGGCGCATGTCCTGGTCGGCTGCTTACTGCTGGGTATATGGCTGGCTTGGTTGCTCTACAATTGAAAGGAGACCAATGAAAGTAAAGATACTCGAAATTATATTTGTGCTCGCGTTGCTGGTAGCGGCCGCGCTGTTCGCTTGGCGCATGTCGTTCCCATTACATAAATCAGCTCAGCCACCGCCCGCGCACATGGCGCAGAATGTGTTTATCAAGGTCTGTATGGCCGTCAAGGCCGGTCATGTGCGCCGTGCGTGACCTGTTCTTCGAGCCGGACGACTGGGTGGTCCAGTTCCATCCGCCGGCCAAGGAGTACGTGAACAACCACCCCGGATGCCTGCACCTGTGGCGGCCGCTGGATAAACCGATACCGACACCCGACTCTATCATGATCGGCTTCAAGGCGCTCGGAGTTCTCAAGTGAGCGCGACCACTTTCCACGTGACCGGCGACGGCCTCCTGGAGCTGGATGCCCGCCGCCGACGCGGCGAGCTGGTCATCCTCGGGATGGAGGCCGGCCAGGCGGTCGTGGTCGGGCGCGATAAGCGCGGCCGGGCCAAGACGCGGCGCGACCCCGCCGGCTGGACGGTCTCGGTCGAATACAAGCAGGCGCCGCAGCCGGCGTGGTGGTGAGCCCAAAAAAAAGGCTTGACGTTGCGAAAGGCATCAAATAATTTCGGCGCGTTGAGGCGTCAAAACCTCAAATGCGGAAGACTCAAGTTTGATTTGGCCGTTGGATTTCGTGAGCCGAAAGGCTGCAGGGCGCCGCCCCAAGTTTTGACCACGAACCCAGCGGCCGATTTTTTGGGGACTATGAGCATCAAGATAATGGCTCGTGTGTGGGAAACACCTTGCGGAAATTGCACTGAGAAACTCGTCCTCTTGGCCCTCGCCGACAACGCCAACGATCAAGGACTCTGCTGGCCATCAATGGAGACCCTGGCCGCGAAGTGCGACTTGACCGACCAAGGCGTCCGAAACCAGGTCAAAAAGCTGGTCAAGGCCGGCCATATCGAGGTCGAGCGCAGCGCCGGCAGGAAGTCGAACCGATATACCGTAACCCCCAACTCCGTTGAGGGTTCACGGATGGCTCCAACCCCCAATAACGTTGAGGGTAAACCCCCAACGCCGTTGGGTCCAACCCCCAACGCCGTTGGGCCTAACCATAAGGAACCGTCAATTGAACCGTCAACTTTTGCGCCGCAAGCGGCGCCCGAGTCCGAGCACCAGTGCTTCATGCGGCTCTGGCAAGCTGGCTATGAGAAGAAGTTCAAGCGCGCCTACAAGTTCAACGGCGGCCGCGACGGCAAAGCCGTCAAGGAGCTGCTCGACGAGCCGGGCGCGACGGCCGACGACCTGATGGACGTCGTGGCGCGGGCGTGGAGGAACACCGCCGGCTACTGGTGCCAGCGCCTGACGGACATCCACCAGCTCGCCACGCACTTCAACGAGATACAGTTCGAGCTCAATGACGAGACGGCGGCCCGGAGCCGGCGGCCGGCGGCCGACCGCCCGGTGGGAGGGAACTTCTGATGACCCGCAACGGAACCATCAGGCCGGCCCGGCTCGACCGGCTGCCGCCGCACGCGGCGGACGCCGAGGCCGCGGTCATCGGGTGCTGCCTGCTGGCGCCGCTGGACTGCGTGCCGGCGGTGCAGGAGGTGGTGACCACCAAGGACTTCTTCTACGACGCCCGCTGCCAGGTGGCGTGGCAGGCCATCCAGTCGCAGGTCCCCGAGGAGACGGACGTCGTCTCGGTGCGCCAGTGGCTCAAGGACCGGGACGTCGCCGACGTCGACGCGCTGGCCCTGTTCTTGGACAAGTGCCTCGACTCGGTCCCGAGCGCGGCCAACCTGCCCTACTACCTGGACCAGGTGCGCGAGAAGTTCGTGCTGCGCCGGATAATCGCGGTCTGCACCGAGGCCATCCAGGACGCCTATGGCTCGGCCGACGCGGCCGAGGACGTGCTGGACCGCTGCGAGCGCCGCGTGCTGGCGATACAGCCGCAGGGCCGCGACGGGGCCGGCATCCGCGAGCTGGTGCAGGCCGCCATCGAGCGGATAGAGACCCGCATCCGGCTCGGCGGCGCGCTGACCGGGCTGCCGACCGGGCTGCCTGACTTGGATCGGCTGACCGACGGGCTGCACCCCGGCGAAATGGTCGTGCTGGCCGGGTTCCCGTCGACCGGCAAAACGGCGCTGGCGGTCAACATCGCGGTCCACAACGCGCTCCAGTCGGTCCCGGCCGCGGTGTTCTCGGCCGAGATGCGGCCGGTCCAGCTCGTGGTCCGGTCCATCTGCTCAGAAGCGCGGGTCAACTTCCACAAGGTCTGCGAGAAGCACCTCGGACTGATGGGCAAGGCCGCCGCCTCGCTCGCGTCGGCGCCGCTGCACATCGAGCAGGCCAGCCGCCTGTCCATCGGCCAGGTCTGCGCCGCCGCCCGTCGGCTCCGGCAGCGGCACGGCGTCCGGCTGGTGGTCGTGGACTACATCCAGCTCCTGACCGGCGTCGGCGACAACCGCGAGCAGGAGATATCGTCGGTGTCCAAAGGGCTCAAGGCGATGGCGCTGGAGCTGGACATCCCGGTGGTGGCGCTCTCGCAGCTCACCGACGACGGCAAGCTGCGCGAGTCGCGGGCCATCGGCCAGGATGCCGACACGGTCTGGAAGGTGGAGAACGAGGGCGAGTGGCAGCCGAGCATCCAGCCGGTCCGGCTGCGGGTCGAGAAGTGCCGCGACGGCGCGACCGGCCAGGTGCCGCTGACGTTCCTCAAGGAGTACACGAGGATCGTCAGCGCCGCCAAGGCCGACGGCGGGGAGGAGCCGGCCGAGCGATGAAAGCCACCCAGCTGGACCTGTTCGCCACGCCGGCGGCCCGCGAGCCCGCCGACTACGCGCCGCTGCCGCCCCTGCCGCGCCGCGAGCGCCCGCAGCCGCCGGTCCGGCGCGTGAACACCGGCTACCGCCCGGGCCCGCCGCTGCCGCTGGAGAGGCGGTTCCGCGGCTGCCCGCCGATATGCGACGAGGCCAACCTGCCGGGCTTCGATGGCGAGGCGGAGGCCAAGGCCTTCAACGAGGCCAACAGCCACCCGCCGATCAAGGAGCTGTGGCGCTGCCGGGCGTGCGGGTGCTGGCACTACTGGTCGGTGGAGCGGTCGGACAACAACGGCGGCCACCGGGCCGGCGCGCAGGAGACGCCGCCGAGGATACTGGACTTGATGCGGCGCACCGCCGCGGACTGAGCAACCGACAACCAAGAAAGGAAAAACGTATGGCAAGCATGAACAAAGTGATACTGCTGGGAAACCTGACCCGCGACCCCGAGCTGCGCTACACCCCGAAGGGCAGCGCGGTGGCCAAGTTCGGCCTGGCGATGAACCGCGTCTGGACGACCGACACCGGCGAGAAGCGCGAGGAGGTGGTGTTCGTGGACGTGGACTGCTGGGGCAAGACCGCCGAGAACGTCGCCCAGTACCTCAAGAAGGGCCGGCAGGCGATGGTCGAGGGCCGGCTCAAGCTGGACCAGTGGGAGGACAAGCAGACCCACCAGAAGAAGAGCCGGCTCGGCGTGGTGTGCGAGCGCGTGCTGTTCCTCGGCGGGGCGCCTGAGGGGGCGGCGCCGAAGGGCCAAGGCGCCGAGACGCCGCCGCGAACCGCGCAGCCGGCGCCGGAGCCGAGCGACAACGACGGCGCCTTGCCGGACGAGGGCGACGACGTCCCGTTTTGACCGGCGAAAAAACGCTTGACCCTCGGCGCCGCGCCGCGTAGAATGCGCCGCGTTAGCTGAGACCGACAACGAACAACCGAAAGGCAACCCATGAAGATGGTGAAATTCCCCGAGGCGACCGTGACCTACGCCGAAAACCAGCCCGAGTACCTGGCGGCGCCGGCGCACCGCTCGGAGCACGACGAGACCGGGACGGCGACGTTCTGCTGGAGGCTGACGTGGCGCGAGCGGCTCAAGCTGCTCTGGCGCGGCGCGCTCTGGCACCAGGTCCTGACTTTCAACCACCCGCTCCAGCCGCAGTGGCTGGGCGTGGACAAACCGCAACTCGACTGAAAAAGGAGAACCCATGGGAACCACCTGGAAGAAGTGCGGCTCCGACGTGCGGAGCCTGGCCAACGAGGTGCTGGTCAAGTACCCCGAGCACCGGCCGCTGCTGGACGCCCGCGTCACCTTCGACCTGGTCTTCGCGTTCGCGGGGACCGACGAGGCGGGCGACAAGACCGGCCACGCGCTGACCAAGCACGGCCGGCGCGCCTACGGCATCGCCCGCAAGACCAGCCTCAAGGACCGGGCGCTCGGGCGCGCCGACTGCGAGGTGGCGCTCGACGGCGACTGGTGGGCCGAGGCCAAGGCCGCGGAGCAGCGGGCGCTGCTGGACCACGAGCTGATGCACTTCTGCGTCGGCTTCGAGGACGACGGCAAGACGCCGGTCAAGGACGCCTGCGGCCGCCCGGTGGTGGAGCTGCGGCCGCACGACCACGAGTTCGGCTGGTTCACGGCGGTGGCCGCCCGGCACGGCGAGCACTCCATCGAGCGCCAGCAGGCGCGCCAGATAATGCAGGCCTCGGCGCAGATGCTGTGGCCGGAGATACTGGAGCCGGCGGCCGCGGCCTACGGCGGCGAGGACGAGACCAAGGTGACCATCAGCGCCGGCGGCGAGGCCGTCGAGACGACACTGGCCGGCCTCAAGAACATGACGGCGAAGATGAAGGCGAGGCAGCAATGACCATTCAATCACAGGAAGTGGTCGGCGCGGTCTACCTCTGGACGCTCAAGAACCAGCGGCGGTGCCGCGCCGCCCGGAACACCGAGGAGGCCGGCCGGCAGAAGGCCATGCTAGCCGGCAAGGTGAAGGCCTACACCGACGTGCTGGAGTTCATCAAGGGCCGCTACGGAAAGAAAATGGTGCTGCCGAAATGATAACCACCACCGACTCACAGGAGGAGGTCCGCCAGGCGGTCGAGCGGCTGCTCGGGGCCATGTGCGAGCGGCCCGGCGACGTGCGGGTCGAGCTGGCGCCGTCCGAGCGCCGGCCGGTCCTGACCGTCTCGGTCAACCAGGTCGACTACGGCGCGGTCCTCGGCAAGCACCGCTCGATGCTGGAGGCGCTCCAGCTCCTGGCCGCCCTGGCCGGGGCGCGGCGGGGCCTGTCCGGCGTGGAGGTCATCCTCGACAAGCGGCACTCCGCGCCCGCCAACGGGGCGGTGCGCCGGCGCCAGGCCGCGGCCGAGCCGTGGGACCAGGCGCCGTTCGAGGCCGCGGTCGGCCGGGCGCTGGAGTCCATCTTCGACGAGTTCCAGTTCGACGTGCGCCGGGTGTCCAGCGAGGCGAGCCGGCTGACGATTACCCTCCAGGAGGACCCGCCGTTCCGGGAGGAGGATCGCCCGCGGGTCGAGCGGGCGCTGGAGGCCGTGTTCAACTGCGTCGGCGCCATGCAGGGCCGTCGCATACTCGTGGAGCTGGTCGCGTGAGCGCCCCGGACGTCAAGCGGCTGCCGGTGGTGTACTCGCTCGTGGCCGAGCTGGCCGGACAGCTCAAGGTCTCGAAAATCAACCAGCTCCCAGGCGCGTGGGTGTGCCAGGTCGACCGCCTATGGGTCGTGGCCGCCAACGGCCACCGCGAGCCGGTGCGCGCCGAGCCCGACGGCTGCATGGCCGCCGACCTCAGGCCGTTCGAGATGGCGGTCTGGTTCAACGGCTGGCTGGCCGGCTTGTTCACCCCGTCCGACGGGTTCGTCTGCGTCGGCGCCGCCGGCAACGAGGACGAGCTCATCAGGGCGCTCCTGGCGCGCATCGAGCGGGAGACCGACGACGGCAGGCTGCCGGAGAGCTGCCGCGCAATCGCGGAGGCGATGGCGTGAAGGCGACCCGCCTCTCCCTGACCACGTTCGCCGTCGAGGCCGAGTCCCTCTCGTGCGACCGGCCCGGCTGCGGCTTCGTGACCCGGGCGCTGCGCTACCGCGTCGGCGACCCGTGCCGGCGCTGCGAGGTCAACGGCCGCCAGCCGCCCGGGAGGCTGGAGCGGAGCACCTACCAGGTCGACCTGATGACCTACGAGCGCAACGGCGGCTGCGGCTGCTGGCACTTCGAGAAGCGGCTCGGCCCAAAGCTGGCGGCCATGTCGCCGGCCGACCAGCGGCTGTTCCGGCGCCGGTGCAAGCACATCAAGGCGGCGCGGGCCGCGGCCAAGGAGGACGACAACTTCGACGAGCTGCTGGCCGCGCTGCCCAACCAGGAGGAGCAGACATGAACCTATATCGCGAGTTCAAGTTCGCCCGGGCCATTTATTGTCCGGGTGTTGATAAGTGGTATCTCCGATTTGGAAGCCAGCAAGGAGTAGATGTTATGTTTGAGGCGCGGTCCGAAGAATCGGCGAGGATGCACGCGAAACTGATAAACGAGTCACTTGAACGCGACCTCAAGGAAAGAAGAGGTTGGACAAAACAATGAGCCTGCGTGGTTACAAGCGGAAGTCGGCGCCGGCGCCATGGGCGACCGAGCCGGCGCTGGGAGGCAAGCCGGTGACCAGCGTGCTGCGCGACGGAGTCCTCTACGAGACTTACATCGGCGACCCTCTCGCCAAGTTCAAACTAGCAGCGGCGCGCCGCTCGCGCCCCCGCCGCCGCTCGCGCCGCATGTCGCGGCTGATGGCCTACTACAACGAGGTCGTCAAGCCCGAGTACCTGGAGGCCAACCCGCTGTGCGCGGTGCACTACGACCACCACCACCCCGCCGACCAGATACACCACACCCACGGCAAGGCCGGTACGCTGATGCTCGACAAGCGGTTCTTCAAGGGCGTCTGCGCCGGCGGCCACGCGTTCATACAGGACGAGCCCGCCGCCGCGAGGCGCGCCGGGCTGCTGTGCCCGCGGGGGCAGTGGAACCACGCGCCCGAGGACGCCGAGACGCGCCGGCTGCGGGCGCTGATGCGCGACATCGCAAATGGGCATCGACCTTGAAAAGACCAGCGCCAGTTTCCGCGCCCGCCTCCAGGTTCCGGCCGAGGCCGCCCGAGCCCGGCGAGATTATCACGCTGACCATCCCGTTCCTGCCGCTGTCGGCTCGCAACCAGCGCCGGCACTGGAGCGCGGTCGTGCGCGAGAACGAGCTGGCGCGGGCGGCGGTGGCCGCCGCTACCGCGTCGAGTTCACGCTCCACTGCTGCAACCCCTACGACTGGGACAACGCGGCCTCCGCGATCAAGGCGGTCCAGGACGCGCTGGTGACCGAGGGCTGGCTGCCCGGCGACGGCTGGCGCGAGCTGGAGGGGTCGGCCAAGGCCGTCAAGGTGGCGCACAAAAACCAGCAGAAAACCGTGGCAATTCTGACGAGGCTGGCGTAAACCTTTGATACTGAAATGAATAAAATGGTTCTTTTTCATTGAGTATACTGGGGTCGTGGAGTATCTTAATTGCAGGTCGGGCAATCAAGCACGACCCCGAAAACCGAAAACCGAAAATGAAAACGAAATATACACCTGAAATCGTGGCCAAAACACTGGGCTGCACAGTTGAGCAAGCCAAGGACGGGCTCAAGCGGTCCGCCGCCGGAGTACGGGCGCTGACCGACGCGGACCTGAAGAGATGGGGCAAGACGCGGAAACAAGCCGATGCGATCGCGGCGGACTATGAACTGCGCGCCGTTTAACCGACCGCAAAGAAGCAGAGATAAAGTTGCTCAACATCGCAGCCAAGTTGCAGGACGACCTTGACAAGCTCGCTGCCGTCCGCGGCCAGAAGGAGGCCGCATGAACCTCATGGCCGCCTTCAACCTTCCGCCAGGCTGCCTGCTGACGGACATCGACTACGAGGACCTGGAGCGCCGCGCCGAGCGGCTGGCCGAGGCGGAGGAGGACCGCCGCGACCGCCGCCGCGAGGACGAGCTGCTCGAAACCCACGACCGCAACCACCACAGACCATGAAGGAACAATTCATCGAGAAGAACTTCGGCGCCGAGGCGCTGGCGAAGATCAACCACATCACCGGCATCCTGGCCGAGTACGCGGCCGCCGGCTTTCAGCTGACCGTGCGGCAGCTCTACTACCAACTCGTGAGCCGCGCCGTCATTCCCAACAACGAGCGCAGCTACAAGAACATCGTCGGGCTGGTGTCCGACGCCCGCTACGCCGGGCTCATCGACTGGGACATCATCGAGGACCGCGGGCGCGAGTGCGTGGTCAACCCCCACTGGGACTCGCCGGCCGACATCGTCCGTAGCGCGGCCTACTCGTTCCGCATCGACCACTGGGTCAACCAGCCCAGCTACGTCGAGGTGATGGTCGAGAAGCAGGCGCTGGAGGGCGTGCTTCAGCCGGTCTGCCGCAAGCTGGACGTGCCGTTCACCGCCAACAAGGGCTACTCGTCGTCCTCGGCCATGTACGAGGCGTCCAAGCGCTACCTGCGCCGGCAGGAGGACGGCAAAGGCCTGTTCATCCTGTACCTCGGCGACCATGACCCCTCGGGCATCGACATGACGCGGGACGTGGACGACCGGCTGGCGCTGTTCCTGGCCGGCCGCGGCATCGAGGTCAAGCGGCTGGCGCTGAACATGGACCAGGTCGAGAAGTACGGGCCGCCGGAGAACCCGGCCAAGCTGACCGACTCACGGGCCGGCTCGTACGTGGCCAGGTTCGGCACCTCGTCGTGGGAGCTGGACGCGCTGGAGCCCAAGGTGCTCGCCGCGCTGGTGACCAAAGCGGTGACCAACCTCATCGACCAGGACGAGTGGAAGCGGACGCACGCCGACGAGGAGCTAATGCGCGCCGAGCTGCTCAGGTTCTCCGACAACTACGGGAAAGGAAAGCAATGAGACCGGACACCAAACTGACCGAGGCCGAGATGGTGGCCGAGCTGCGCCGGGCGGCGGAGCTGCTCGGGCTGGGCCACGTCGAGGCGGCACACTTGCGCTTGGTCAATGCGGTCAAGGATGCGGCTTGGGGATCGCCGCTGGCCGCCGCGGCCGCCAAGGCCGCCAACCTCATCCACCTGTGCGACGCGCCCAAGGAGGCGCACAAGCACCTCATCGGCGTCCTGGCCGCGCCGGCTCCGGCCGCCGGGGAGCACAACCGGTTCCCGAACGGGAGGTGGTCGTCGTGAGTATGACCGAGCAGGGCATGGCCGCCAAGGCCACCGACGCGGCGCTGGACGACGTGCTGGTCAACCAGCTCATCTGGAAGAACCCGAGCTGCGCCAAGGTCGGCGTGCGCATCCTGAGCCGGGCGCTGGCGGCCGGCGAGTTCTACCCCGACGAGATAGACCACGCCGACCTTCCGGCCGCGGACCGCAACTGCGTCGGGAGCCTGTTCCGGTTCCTGGCTTCGAAGCGGGCCGGCGGCATCATCCGGCGCACCGCGACCTTCCGCCGCGCCGACCGCGAGAAGGCGCCGGCCGCCAACGGCCGGACCATTTTCGCCTACACGCTGGAGCGGCGCGGGCTGGCCGCCGCGCTGGTGCGCAGGCTCGGCGGCCGGGCCGAGGACCCGCAGCAGGAGCTGACGCTGTGAGTGCGAGAAGCCTCAACCGTTCAGGATGGAGGAGCGATTCGCGCAACTACGAGGAGTGGGTTCAAGCGAGGCTCGCCGCGCTGCGCGACGCCGAATATAACAGCGATGACGCCATAAGGCCCGAGGAAATGCCCAAGGCGACCACGATGACGGCCGGAATGTGCAATGACTGCGACTACGCTTTCCGCAACTCCGTTTATACGCCGAGTCCGCTGATGCCGATGGGCCGACCCGAGCTGTGGTCGGCTTACTACGCCGGCCGCAAATGGCGGGCGCGCCTATTGAAAGCCGGCGTCGTGCCCTTGCTGATCGCCGCGATCTCCGTTACGGCGCAAACCAATTTTGACTGGCCTGTTTTGTGCGAAGCGATACGTGTCCACGAGCACTCTGTGCGCTTTCCCTACGGGTGTGAGCACCGCGTCCACGGCAGGCTGGTCGGCTTTCCGGCCCCCGTCGCCCGGGAGAGGTGCCTGGCGCTCTGCGAGCGCGCCTGGTCCTCCTGGACGGCGGGCGGCCGCCGTGGCCCCTACCTGGCCGCGCTCAACCGCGTGTACGCCGCCGATACCAACTGGTGGGTGGATGTGCAGAAAATTTACCTCAGAATGGAGTTGACCAAGAACCGCCTCCCTGCTACACTTCCACCGCCGGTAGGAAAAGAGTCCGGCGACAACGACCGAAAACCGAGAACCAAATGAGACCGCCACTGTCCGACGAGGCCGCCGCCGAGGAGCGCGAGCACGACGCCCGCGCCGCGACGCTGGGCCTGGTCCGCCTCCGTCCCAGCGACGTCCTGAGCATCGAGGGGCGCCCGCACATCGTCGAGAAGTCCACATCGTCCCGCGCCCTCTGCTGGCCGCTGGCCCGCAAGACCGTGGCGGTGGAGAACAAGCTGACCGGCGAGGCGGCGATATTCACCAAGCGCGCCGACCCGGTGAGCGTGGCCAGCCACGCGGAGCGGGACGCCGTGGCGCGGGGCGGCCGGCCTCAGGGAGTTCCTCAACCAAAAGCAGCGCAACCAAAAGCCGAACATGACACTGAGACCCGGAGACTGCATCATGTGGGGCGGGATGGCGCAGGTCGTCTTCCACGTGGAGGACGGGCTGGCCAGGATCGCCAAGACCGCGGACTACGCGACGACCGTCATGCCCGCGAGCATAAACGACTTCTTGTTGATAGACAAGCCGCCGCTGACCGAGCCCCAGCTCGCGCAGCGGCTCAAGGACTTGTTGGCGTTCCCGGCGGCCGACGCCAGCAGACTAACCGGACCACTGACCGCCGAGGAGAGACAAACCATGAGCAAAAAAAACAAAAGCAAGAAAACCAAGGTGAAGCCGAAGGCCGACAAGGTCAAGAAGACGCGAGCCACAAAACCAACAGCCAGTGCTAACGGTCGCGTCACTGGAAAGGTGTTCGGATATTCAATTGGGGCTGTGCTTCGCAGGATGGGCAAGGAGGGCATCAGCAAGCAGGACGCCGCAAAAATCCTTGCAGCCAAAGGCATCAAGTCATCCCAAATCACAATCTCGGTCAACATTGATTCAGGAACAGGCGGATTCAATCGGGGCGAACCGGCACCGTTGACCGCTGAACAGGTCAAGGAGTTGAAGGCGCTGGCCTGATGGAACTGAAAACGCCATTTGTCTGGTTTGGGGGAAAGTCACGAGCCGCAGACCTTATATGGTCCCGGCTCGGCGACGTTGGTAATTATGTCGAACCGTTCGCTGGCTCGTTGGCGGTGCTGCTACGGCGACCACACAAGCCCAAAAATGAGATTGTGAATGATATTGATTGCTATGTGGCTAATACTTGGCGTGCGATGAAGTTCGCCCCGGAGGAAACTGCACTCCACGCTGACTGGCCAATTAACGAGGCGGATTTACACGCCAGGCATCGGTGGCTTCACAAGCGGTTGGAGTTCCGCAAGCGAATGGAGAACGACCCCGACTACTACGACACGAAAATAGCCGGCTGGTGGATGTGGGGGGTCTCATGTTGGATTGGTGACAACTTTTGTCATCCGACGGAACAAAATTCAGCACCGCACCTGACGGGTGGTCAGGGGGTGGCTCGGAAAGTTCCGCACCTGACGGGTGGTCAGGGGGTGGCTGATTCGGCAAGTTCCGCACCTGACGGGTGGTCAGGGGGTGGCTCGGAAAGTAACACTGAAAATATAGTTGCTTGGTTCCGGGCGATTGCTGAACGGATGCGCCATACCAAAGTATGCTGCGGCGATTGGTCGCGTGTACTTACGAAGGCTGCGACGTTCGGTCAAGGGCTGACAGGCATTCTCTTGGACCCGCCCTACGATGCCGACGGACACGATGATGTGTATGGAGACTTCTCTCGCGGAGTTTCAGACAAAGTCAAACAGTGGGCGGTTGAAAACGGAACTAATCCGCTGTTGCGAATAGCTCTCTGCGGGTACGAAGGAGAGCATCAAATGCCTCAAGAGTGGGATTGTGTTGCATGGAAAGCGAGCGGCGGATACGCTGCCGCCGCAGGAAACAGCGAAAACTCAGCCCGGGAGCGGATCTGGTTCAGCCCGCATTGTCTGAAGCCGCTCCAGCCGGAGTGGGACTGTATTTTAAAGGCCAAAACGCCTACGTTGGCGCAGGACGCGCCGGTGCTGGTCGCCGCCCCAACGGCCCGGTCCAAGGCTCCAAAGCCGCCCAAACCGACACCGGCAGCCGCCGCGCCGCCCCCGAAACCATCAGCTAAAGGACAGCTCGATCAAAAGTGGATTGACCGATATGCTGGCCTTGGCCAGCACAAAGCCGACTGTACATCGCCCAAACCATGAACAAGACCGCCAAGCGCAAGCCGTTCGCCACCATCAAGCCCCGCGACCAGTGGCGCAGGCCGGCCGACCGGGTGCGCGGCCGGGTCGTCAAGGCGGTCGACGTCGGCTCGCCGGCGGTCAGCCCGACGGCGCACGAGCCGGTCCTCAAGCTGCACGTGTTCGAGCTGCGCCGCGACGGGCTGCACGTGCGCAGGAGGGGCGGCCGGCGCAAGGGCGAGACCGTGCTGTCGTTCGAGAGGCTGGCCAACTGGCACAAGCCGCAGCCGGAGCTGTTCGCGTGAGAGCCGAACGAATCATCAATCGCTGCGGGAGTTTGGCGCCGGTGCCGGCCGGCGCTGCGCCCGTCCGCTGCGGGCTCGCAGCCGGGCACCCCGGAAGGCACGCGAGCCGCGACGGGGCGGTGTCGTGGGACGCCGGCCACCCGGGCCGAGTTCTTCTCGCTGGTCAACCTCAACCACCAGTGACGGCGCCGAACGACAAGCTCACCCCATGACTGCCGCGTCAAAATCTATCGCCTCGCCTGAACCGCCCGCCGCGGCAGTCATTGCGGGTGCAGCGCCTTGTTCGGCTTCTGTGCTGGACGCCGCTTGTGGAAGCCGGATGTTCTGGTTCGACCGCAAAGACCCGCGTGCGCTGTTCGTGGACATCCGCCGCGAAACTCATCTGGCCGCTGACTGCTCGGTAAAAAACGGTGAGCGCGAAATCGTGGTCAATCCTGACATCGTGGCCGACTTTACGGCGCTGCCATTCCCAGACAATCACTTTTGGCACGTCATCTTCGACCCGCCACACATCCAGCGGAACGGCGACACGAGCTGGATACTAAAAAAGTATGGAGTGCTCCGGGGCAACTGGCGCGAAATGATCGCCAAAGGATTCGCTGAATGCTTCCGCGTCCTGCGGCCGAATGGCACGCTGGTTTTCAAGTGGAACGAGGACGAGGTGAGCGTGAAAGAAATCCTCGCGCTAACTCCCGAAAAGCCGCTCTACGGCAGCCGCTACGGGAAGCACTTCAAATCACATTGGATCGTGTTCCAGAAGCCGAACGCCGAGGTCAGCGACCCGGCGACCAAAACGCCATGAATACAACTGAGACGCAATCGCCGGGTTCGCTGGACCGATTGGTTCGGCAACGCTGGCCAAACAACAAGCCAACACTGACAACAGAGGAAAGGATGGCAGAGCGTGGCAGGGCGCTCGACTGCACCGGACCAAACGGACCATTCGGCCACCGTGAAGCGTGGTTCGTGGACATCTTTGGGCGGCACGAAATGCACCTGTTGCCGAACGCCGACATCAGGCGCGTGTCACCTGACTCGGCACAACCAAAACTGTAAATATGAAATCGAAACCAACGCAAACCCGAAGCTGTTCTCCACGTCGCCTGCATGGAGTTGTTAAGCGATGCCGTCCGAAGTTTTACGAAATCATTTGCGACATAGGTGTAATCGGCGTCTGTCAGGACGTGGGCGGCGGCGATGACATACTCCTTCATGCAGCCTGCGAAGATCAAGTGCTGGCATTTGGCGAAATCTCAAAGGCCGATTTCGAGCGTTACGGGGATGACCATGAGTGGACGAAACCAAAGTCTAAAAAGCGGTGGCGACCAACTGTAAAAAAGGTGCTCGAACTAGAACGCATCGCTTAACGACAAGCTCACAGACTGGAGCGGCAAATCGTGATTTCGCGTCCCACTACAAAACTGGCATTGATGCACCCGGCGCTGCCGCAACTGGAGGAGCGTAGCTCCAGTTCTGTGCAGCGCCGGGTTAGCCGCCGTCAAAATCATCAAAAAGCCCAATAAAACAGGGTCAAAAAAAGTGAAAATAAATGTTGACGATATACTAACCGCTTGGTATATTGAGCGCAGAAAGATGAGCGAGGCCCAGTAAGCCGAGCCGAAAAACGAAAATGAAAAAAGTAACAGTAAGCGGAAACGGATACTACACGGATGACAGCGAGTATGTGGTGAGCGAGCGCGGTGGCCAGACAACGATTCGCCGCGGCGATGGCAGCCGGATGATAGTGGCCGCCGACCAAGACGCGCACGAAATCGCCGAGGCGCTGGCGAGCGGCGAGAAACAAGACTCCGACTATGAGTGGTCATGTCAATAAGGCCGCGCAAACTCTCGGACGGCTCGGTGGCAAGGCAACCTCGGAGGCCAAGCGCCGCGCCGCCCGCGAAAACTGGAAGAAAGCAACAGTCGCCCTGAAACGCAAACGCAAGGCGGCTAACGGCGAAGCTGAGCGGCAACTGAAGGGAGCAAGCAATGAAAATATGTAATCAATGCGGATTTGAAACGTCAAGGTTGGAGCAGCACTACTGCGGTTCATGTGGTTGCTTGCTCCCTGAAGGGTCGCCGCAGGCGATGTCCGCCTCCAGCGACTTGTTAGCCGCGCCGAGCGGCAACAAGGCGCTGGCAGCTTCGCCGTTAGCCGCGCCGAAAAGCGATTCGGCGGCATTCGTGGTGCAAGTCGGGGCCGAAATGTTCGGTGATGCTCCTTGGGATTGGAGAGATATTACAAGCCCGATGGCGCTCGAAAGTGCGAAATTCATATTTAACGGAAACAAACATTGTAGGCGAAGGATCGTGCAAATCATCGAAGCCGCCGACGCTGGCCCCGCGAGGGCCAGCGAGCGAGGCGCGGCTAACGACCGAGCTCAGCGACGGCCTGAGCACGAGAAAGGAATGCAACCATGACAACCAAATTGCGGCGAGCGCGAAGCAGAACGGCCAAAGGCCGTTCGCTGAAGCGCGTTGTTAGCTGGCTACTCCCGTCAACATTCCTGCGTGCGGGGCGAGTAGTCCATGCGGTAAAGGACGGCATCGCGCTATGCGGAGACGATGGCGGCGGCGAGTGGGTCACACCAATGCAAGACGCTCTCAAGTGCCATGAATGTAAGCTACGCCTCAAAGCCAGCTAACGGAAAACTGACCGATGGCGGGTGCGTAAAATGAGCACGATGCAACAAGAAACGATTGAGCGCAAAGACAGCGTTGGAACTGACCGGCGTAATAGCCATTCGGTCCAGCGATTTGTTAGGTGCTCGACCGAACGCTATTTGTGGGCGGCGGATGTGGCGCGTGTCGCTATGGGTAAAAAGAAATCCTGGGGTGAAAAACCTCACGACGCCGCTGATGAAGAACCGCTCGCGTGGTGGTGTTTGACTGAAGTAATCGCAACCGAAGGACCAAGATGAAAATGATAAAACTCGTTTTGTTTATAGCCGCCTTCCCACTTTGGATGCCGGGAATGATTTTGTGGATATTCCTGCTATGGAATCAGGAATACATCCCAGGATGCACTACGGCTTGGGATGCATTGAAAACCGTATGCTCGGAGCCTTAAGCACCTAACGATGAGGTCAGCCACAGCCGCCGGAAGTGAACTTTGAAATGCAAACCGCCAATCAAACAACCAATGGTGCAGCCAATGCCGAGGGCGGCGGCTGTTGGTCTGCACCGATTTGTTAGAACATCGTATGCAAATTCCTGACATCCAAATCGGAAGCGTGAAAGTGATGCGCTCACATGACTACTGCCACTTCGAGGTGTGTCTGTCCTCAAGCTCGGCGACAACACCCGAAGCCGTAGATGAACTCCGCAAGACAGCAGCGCGACTCGCGGACAAGGCAGTCGAGCAATACAAGGTGGCGAAGGAGAACGCCGAACTCGCGCTCAACGACAAATCGAAACTCGAAAGAATCCGCTATCGCCATCGCGACGTGCTCGAAAAACCGGAAGGCGAACGCACGCCGGAAGAAAAGGCGCTCGTGAAAGCCATCGAAGACCGGGCGCACTTCAATCGTCGCCGCTACAACTACGAGGACGATTGGCAAGAGCCAGACCTGGACGATGACGACGATGACTCAATGTTCTAACGCCGACATCAGCGACCGCGAATAACAAAACTATGAGCGTAAAATACGTTACCGAACAAACCGAAAGTGCCACTCGCGGTTCGCTGAATGGAGTGGTTAAGCGGCTAACGGCTGGACAGGTGGCTGCTATCCGATGGCTAAAAGATGCCAAAATGATGGGACTGCCTCACACCACCAACTACCCCCAATGCCAAGCTTGGGATGACCATAAACCCGCTAGCGTGCAAAGTTTTTACGCCCTACAAAATAAAGGGCTGGCCACGAAGCGATATGGCTGGGCATGGGAACTGACAACCGAAGGAAAGGAAGTGGCATCATATTTAGCCGCTTAACGCTGCGGATCACCGACAGCCGCCGACCGAGACTTTGAAAGCCCCGAAACCATAGTAAAACCTGATGCGCCCGAACTGCCAAGCGGGGCGGCTGTTCGTGTGCATCCGCTTGTTAGGACCTTATGAGCAAAGACAACGGAAGCAGCTTCAATGAATGGGCACTGGTCGAACTGTTCGGCCACCAGAAGATCGTGGGCAAGGTGAGTGAGGCCACACTCGCCGGCGGTGCGTTCCTGCGCGTGGACGTGCCGGCCCAGGCCGAGAACAAGGCATATACCCGCTTCTATGGGCCGGGAGCAATCTACAGCATCAACCCAGTGACGGAGGAAATCGCGCTCGGAATGCTCCAACGCTATCGCAATGAACCGGTGAGCCGCTTCGACCTGCCACAGATCGCGGACAAGGTCGAGACGCAGGATGATGGAGGCCCTGTATCGGAGCATGGCGACTAGGACGATGACTGGTGGTCCTAACGCAGAAGTCAGCGATGGCGCATCGCTGACCAACCGAATTGAACCCGCAGCGACTCCGCGCCATTCGCTGCACTGATTGGTTAGACAGCTATGAACGAACTGATTGAAACGCTCAAGGAAGCGCAGAACGAGATACGTGCTCTGCGCCACCAGAACGAAGTACTAGCCGCGAAGGTCGAAGTCATGGACAACTTTATGTGCGTTCTCCATACAGCACCGGCAGTTAAAACCCAAGGCGTAGGAATTGATGTGACCTACGAGCTTCAAAAACACATTTACAAATTGGAACAAGCTGAGATTCCCAAAGCTGTCTAACGCAAAGCTGAGAGACGCCGGGGAGAGCGGCGTCGAATAACACTGAAACGCAATCCCGGCGTTCTCTCCAGCGCCGGGTTAGGCTACAACTTATGGCTGGATCACTAAATCATATCGTCGGCGAGGATGGCCGATTCCGAATGGAAGGAATCGAAAACCTCGGAGACGCCCAAGAAGCACTCGATGAATGCTTCAAAATCATCCGCGAACTGACCGGCGGAAAAAAGGAGGACGTGAATCGCGTCCTGGACAAACTCAACTTCCCAACCATCGAATCGGACATGCTGCCCGGTGGCGAGGATGCCTTGTAGCCTAACGACCAAGCTGAGCGATGAGTGCCCCATCCCAGACTCCCGAATTGCCAAACAGCGTGGCGGGGCACTCATTCGCTCCAGCGCCTTGTTCGGCGATTGTGTATCGAGTGCAAGACGCCGCGGGTCGAGGCCCGTGGAAACCAGGGTTCTCGCAACGGTGGGTCGAGGACAAACCGGAGGAAGAATACGCCGCTCTCGTCCCGTGGCCGATGCAATTTGGAAACGTGCTGCGCCTCTCTATCGTCGGCATGAATCTCGGCTGCGGCTGCCGCACGCTGGAACAACTCCGCCGCTGGTTCACGCCAACAGAATACGCGACGCTCCACCGCTTCGGATACTGCGCGGTCAAAATGGAAGTCGGGCGCATACTGGCGGAGTCTGACATTCAGTGCGTGTTCGAGCGGGCGAAGCCTCTGCGCGAGGGTGTGGAGCCGGTGGAACTGTATCCGCCGAACAACAAGCTCAGCGGCGCCTCGGCGTCCGCTGCAGCGGCCGGTTCGGCGACGTCGCCGGAAAAGCGTTGACATTCAACCGGCGACCGGCTATACCCCCGTCAGATGAGCGCGACCCGCCGCCGAAAACCCCGCAAGCCGAGCACCGTCTCCAAGCGCACCGGCAAGGTTAAGCGCGGCCGCCAGGGCGAAGGCGGCGGGCGCAAACCGGTGAAGCTGGACCGGCTGCGGATCGCCAAGGTATTGGCGAGGCTCGGCGCGACCGATGCGCAGATAGGCGAGGCGTTCGGGATAAGCGGCATCGCTGTGTTCAATCTTCGCCACCGCCACCCCGAAGTTGGCAAAGCCTTAAAGCTCGGAAAACGGGAGGCGGACGAGGCCGTCATCAAGTCGCTCTACCAGCGCGCCACCGGGTACAGCCATCCCGACGTGGACATCAAGTCGTACGAGGGTCGCATCATCAAGACCGACATCGTCAAGCACTACCCGCCGGACACCACGGCGTGCATCTTCTGGCTCAAGAACCGGCAGCCGGACGAGTGGCGCGAGCGGCAGGAGCTGGTCGGCGAGGGCGGCGGCCCGCTGATGGTGGTGGTCAAGTCCAGCGTCGACCCCGAGGCCGTGACCGGCCCGGCGCCGGCCAAGTGACGAAGCTGACCGCCAAGCCGAAGCGGGCGCGCACCGTCACGGTGGAGCTCCCCAAGTTCCGCGGCGGCTCGCTCCAGCTCCTGACCTGCCACGACCACGAGGCCATCCTCTGCGGCCCGTCGGACACCTCCAAAACGTGGGCCGGATGCGTCAAGGACTTCCTGCTCTGCTCTGACGCCAGGCGCCCCAAGGCGCACGGCATCATGGTGCGCAAGCTGTTCAACTCCATCAACGACTCGTGCGCCCGGACCTTCAACACCATCACCGCCGGCCTGCCCATCAAGCGGTACGGCGGCGAGAAGTTCACCGAGAAGTGGGTGTTCCCGAATGGGTCGGAGCTGGTGTGCGCCGGGCTGGACAAGGCCGACAAGCTGCTCTCCAGCGAGTGGGACTTCGCGCACATGGTTCAGGCCGAGCAGCTCACCGAGGCCGAGTGGGAGATGGTCGCCGGCCGCGTGACCGGCCGCGGCGCGGTGGTGGCGTGGCCGCAGGTGTTCGGCGACTGCAACCCGGCCGGCGCGAGCCACTGGATTCGGAGCCGGGCCTCGCTGACGCGGCTGCTGTCGACCCACAAGGACAACCCGGCGCTTTACGACGACGCCGGGAACATCACCGCCGAGGGCCGGCGGCGCATCGGGCTGCTGGAGTCCACCCTGACCGGCGTGCGCCGCAAGAGGCTGCTGGAGGGCCAGTGGGCCACGGCCGAGGGCGCCGTGTACGACAACTTCGACTCGACGCCCGGCGGCCCGCACGTCCGGGTCCGCGACCACAAGGAGATGCGGCGCTGGTTCCTGGCGTTGGACGAGGGCTACACCAACCCGGCGGTGGTCCTGCTGGTCGGTGCCGACGGGGACGGCCGCCTGCACTGCTTCCGGTGCTTCTTCCGGCGCGGCGTGCTCCAGGCCGACGTGGTCGCTCGCGCCCGGCTTTGGTTCCAGAACCCGGCCGGTTACGCCGCCTTGCCGCCCGACGGCGAGGGTGTCACCGTGCTGCCGCCGGCCGAGACGAGGTGCGAGGTCGCGGTCGTGGACGAGGCGGCGGCCGGCCTCATCGCCGACCTGAACAACGCCGGCGTCTACGCGATCGGCGCCAAGGGGCGGGTGCTGGACGGCTGCGACCTGGTGCGCAACGCTCTCAAGGTGGCCGGCGACGGCAGGGCGCGCTACTCGACCGACCCGTCCTGCGTGGACCATGTCAATGAGTTCGAGTCCTATGTGTGGAACGACAAGGCGGCCAAGGACGCGCCCAAGAAGGAGAACGACCACAGCATGGACGCGCTGCGCTACCTGTTCGACCACCTCCATGCCGGCACCGGCGCGTTCTCCGGATTGGGCGAGCTGCGGTCGGCGGGCGGCGGCGCCGAGCGGTTCTCGGCCGGCGAGCGGTTCAAGGTGGAGAGGGTCACGTGACTGAGAAAGGAACGACATGGACACTGTGTTGAACCTCGCGGCGCTGGTCGTCGCCAGCTTCGGAGCCGGCCTATTGTGCGGCATCGTGTTCTTCGGCGCAAAGCGCCGGTGAAAAACGCTTGACCCTGAGGCGGTGCCCGGCTACAATCCGCCGCGACCTGAGACCAAGAACCGACACATGAATCACAACGACCTCTGATGACCGCCTCCGCCAAGGCCATGCGGCGCCGGGTCGCGGAGCTGCGGGCGCAGATCGCGCCGCAGGTCGAGAAGGCCAAGGGCGCGTGCGCCAACTGGAGCGACGCGCCCTACTCGCCGGTCGGGCGCTACCTCGGCAACGGCCGCGGCCGCCGGCGCGTGCGGCCTGAGAAAAGAAGGAAATCATGACCGCGACCTGCTCCACCTGCCGCCACTACCGTCCGCATCCGGGCGAGCCGAAGGGCGAGTGCTGGTTCAACCCGCCGGTGCTGTTCCACGACAAGGGCCGGGGCCGGCCGCCGGTGCACGCGACCGAGTGGTGCGGCCGCCACGAGGAGGGCGCGCCTGAGCCCAAGGAGAAGAAGCAGCCCGACACACCCGGCGCGGCCGCCAAGGCGGCGCGGGCCGAGAAAGGAAAAAAAACCATGAACACAATGAAATACCTGTTGATAGCCGCCACGCTGTGTGCGGCCGCCAGCATACAAGCGCAACCTACGAACATCGAGCCGTCAACCAACGTCGATCAGTCGGTCGTGCTGCACGCGCAACTGCACGTCGAGGTGGTGACTAACTGGACCACCGTTGGCACGATATGGCCCTCGTCAGTCACGCCGCTGGACTCCGACGGCATTCCGTTGGGCGCGTTCGACCTCGTGTACCACGCGACCGGCTACGTGCAAAGCGCCAGCATCGGCAGAAGGGCCGGGGACCTGGTCGCCACGCTGCGCCACCTCCAGAGGCGCGTGCCCGGTTTCCGCGCCGTCGTGGTCGGGCGGCTGGAGCCCGCGGCGCTGGCGGCCTGCGCGGCGGCCGGCGCGCACCACCTCCTGAGCGTCTCCGAGCCCGAGAAGTTCCGGCTGCTCAAGGCCAGCCGCGTGTTCCTGATGCCGAGCCGGTTCGAGTCGTTCGGCAACGTGGTGGCCGAGGCGCTGTGCGCCGGCACGCCGGTCGTGGCCTACCGCCTGCCGGTGTTCGAGCAGTCGTTCGGACGCCTCGTGACCTACGCCACCGACCTCACCGAGTTCGAGGACTTCGCACGCGCCCACGCGCTCGGTTGGCTACAGCCGCCGACCGCCGGCGAGTCGTCGCGAGTCGGCGCCCGCTTCGGGTGGCCGGCGGCGCAGCGCAGGTTCCTCGAAGCGCTCGACGCGATTTGCCAGCCGACTATCACGGAGCCGCGGCGGCGGCTTCCGCACAACTGAGCCCGATGCGGTATTGCGGCGCGGCTGGGGGCGACACAGGACGCCTTATTTAACGCCACGAATCGGGTCCGCCGCCGGGGCCGGCCTCCAACAGGGGCCGGCCCCTCTCCCCTCGAAAATACTTGAAAAAAGGGTTGACCGGGCGCTCCGTCAAAAAATAAAGCCCGACTGAAATGCGGTTCTTGGGCTTCGATTTCAGGCGCGCCGCGCCCCGCCTCCGGGTCGCCGGCACCGCCTTCGCCGAGCAGGCCGCCGTCAACGAGGCGGCCGCCGCCAAAGGCCTCTCCTCGGGCCTGGTGCGCACCGCCGCGCAGGTCACGCCGCTGACGGTCGCGGTCCGGCCGCCCTCGCCGCTGTCCTCGACTCCGACCACCACGGTGGCGCTACCCAACAACGGCCGCCAGATTCCCAGCGACCCACGCGACTCGTGGATGTGGTCGCTGCCGGACAAGCTCACGCCCAAGCAGGTCATGGTGATCGCCCGGGCCGCGCTGGCCGGCGACACCTACCGCATGTTCGCGCTCGGGCGGCTGATGCAGGAGACGTGGCCGATGCTCCGCAAGTGCAGCCACGAGCTGCGGCAGCCGGTCTCGAACACCCGCTTCGTCGTCAAGGAGGCGCCCGCCACAGAGAAGGGCGGCGAGGCGAGCCCACTGGCGCAGGAGAAGGCCGACCTGGTCCGCCGCGCCATGTCCAACTTCTGCCCGGCGCCGTTCACCGACGAGAAGGGCTGGGCCGGGATGGTCTACGACTTCACCGACGCGCTGCTCTCGGCCATGTCGACCGGCGAGCTGCTCTGGCACCCGCTGATGGACTGGGGCGCCGGCAAGGAGTACCTGCCGCGGGCCTGGGCCTGGTCGCACCCGCGCCACTTCTCGTTCAGCCAGGCCGGCGTGCTGACGCTGGCCAACCCGGGCTGGTCGCAGCTCTACACCTGGCCGCTGGTGGCCAACACGCCCTCGGGCGGGAGCATGACCTTCGGCACGCTGCTGGACCCGACGCGGTTCATCTGCGCGCAGTTCCAGAGCGGTACCGGGCCGGTCCTGGCCGACGGCTACATCCGGGTGCTGATGCTGGACTGGACGCGGGTCATGTTCGCGCAGGAGTGGATGTTCGTCGCCGCGCAGAACTACGGCTCGCCGCACGTGGACTTCTCCTTCGAGCCGGGCCTGCTCCAGACCGCGCAGGGGCGCAAGGAGCTGGACGACATGCTCGCGCTCATCGAGCAGGGCCTCTCCAACCGGGTCATCGCGCACAAGACCGGCACGACCGTCAACATGCTGGCGGCCGCGTCGGTGGCCAACGACCCGCAGGAGAAGCTGATGAAGACGGCCGACCAGCACTGCATGGAGCTGTTCCTCGGCACCGAGGCGACCACCAAGTCGGTCCCGGGCAAGCTGGGCGGGTCCAACGAGAACGACCCGCAGTCCAAGACCAAGCGCGACAACGTGCAGGGCCTGGCCAACTGGTGCTGCACCTCGCCGCACTCCTTCTTCGTGGCGGCCGTGCTCATCAAGAACTACGCGACGCCCAACCGGGACGGGACCTACGACCCCGAGCAGGTCGCCAAGGCGCTTCAGGAGCGGCCGACCATCGAGCCGGACTTCACCGAGCCGCTGACGCCGCAGGAGAAGGGCGCGGTGGTCACCGCGTTCGCCAACTGCAAGGCGCCGGTCCCGCTGGACGACTTCTACTCGATGCTCGGCACCTCGACGCCGCAGGAGGGCGACAAGGTCATCAACCCGAGCACGGGCGAGATCGGCGTCATGGGCTCGACCGACGAGGAGATGGACGTGGCGCAGGCCGCGCCGCAGCCGCCGCCGACGGCCGGGCCGGACGGCCGGCCGCTGCCGCCGCAGGGCCAGGGCGAGGAGGACGACGATTCGCCGCTGCAGGGCGCGGACAAGGACAAGGCGCTGGCCGCGCTGACGCGGACAGGCGTCGCCCGGCGCATCATCGTGACGGCCTCCGACGAGGAGCTGGCGCGGCTGGTGCCGGTGGTCGAGGCCGCCGAGCGGGCGGGGACGCAGAACGGCGAGCACGCGCTGCTCAAGGAGCACCTGCTCAAGCTCGCCCGGAACCGGAGGGGCCGCTGATGCCGTGGAAGCTCAAGAAAATGAACGGCAAGTGGCACGTCGTGCGTCGGGACACCGGCGCCGACGAGGGCGAGTCGGAGACGAAGAGGATGGCGGTCAAACATTTGCAGGCGCTGTACGCGAACGCGCCTGAGACAGCGAAAGGAAACGATATGAAGCACACTTTGAAGACCATCGTCAAGGCGCAGGACGCCTCGGAGATAACGCTCGACGACCTGCGCCAGCAAGTCTGCGCGCTGGCCAACTCGGACAGCCGGTTCAACCAGCCGGCGACCGGCGCCAACACCAACATGAAGTGCGGCGGCATCTGGTGCTGCGACCTATTGTTGGACGGCACCGCGTTCAAGGCGGTTATCAGCGCCGCCGACGGCAAGTATTACGAGGTCCCGTTGACCGTCGAGGACGGCGAGGTGACCGAGCTCGGCGAAGGCGAGACCGAGGTGGTGCGCAAGACCGTTTATGTCGAGGCGACGCTGTGCTTCAACGGCGTTCCGGTGGTCAAGGCCGCCGGCACCAGCGACGGGGCCGCGTCGGGTCATGCCACGCGCAAGACCGGCGCCGCCGACGCGGCGAGCCAGGCCGCGCACCAGGCGAGCATGGAGGCGGTCGAGTCGCAGGACGAGGCCGACCACGAGCAGGCGCGCAACCTGCACGAGAAGGCCGCGCAGGCGCACAAGAGCGCGATGATGGCGCACGCCAAGGTCGGCAACGCCGACCAGGCCTCGAAGCACGCCCGGGCGATGGCCGCGCACGACGCCTGCGCCGAGGCGCACGGCGAGGACGACAAGGAGGCGCAGCGCGAGGCGGTCGACGCCAGCCTGGCGGCGCTCAAGGACGTGGTCAAGGCGGGCGTCCCCGGGAGCGGGCGCCGACCGGGAGGCGGAAAGCAGACCTACCGCGGCCATATATTCGCCAAGCCCGACAAGCTTCTTTTGGGCGGCGCGACCGAAGTGCACTCGTCCCACTTCGACACGAAGGAGGATGCCGAGAAATGGACCGAGGGAATGAACGACCAAGAGAACGCCGACCCAGGCAGGTCCCATGTCACGACGCACACCGGCTTCAAAGGCGCGACCGTACCTCACCTCAAAGGCAGCAACCAACCTTCCCACGACCTCGTCCACTGCCGGGCGTCAGGCTCCGCGCTGCGGGCTGACGCGTCGCCGCAGTGGGCGCAGGACCAGCCGGTCAAGTTCTGCTACATGCCGGCGGGCATCCACACCATCGACGCCGGGTTCAGCGGCCCCATCACCAAGGGGCGGCCGGCGTCCATCCACCTGACGGTGGAAGTGGACCCGGACCGGGACGCGGCGGTCTGCCAGGCCAGCGCCGAGGAGCTCAAGCGCGAGGCGCCCAAGCAAGACCTGTACGGCTGCTACGAGCACGACGAGAAGAAGGCCAGCGTGTGGGCGCGCAAGGTCGAGGCGGGCATCTTCACCGCGGGCGACGACCCGGTGTACGGCGAGCCCTGCATCCTGCTGGCCGCCGAGCCGAGCGGCGACGGCGCCGAGGACGTGAACAAGCGGAACTGGCGGTCCTGGTCGCCGAGCTTCGCCACCGACGCGGAGTACACCAAGTGCAAGTGCAGCCGCTGCGACGACACAATCCAGGCCTGCGAGTGCGAGAAGCCGCAGTTCTACTTTCCGCCGGGCGTCCGCGGCCACGAGGAGACACCGGCGCACATCACGGGCGTCGACCGCATCCTCGGCACGCTGACCAACAAGCCCGCGTTCCGGGCCATGCCGCCGGTCAAGGCGCGCCAGGCCGCGAACACGGTGGCCGCCGAGGACGGCGCCGAGGACGAGTGCGAGATGCCCGATAAGCCGTCCGACGCGGCGGTCGGCAAGGAGTCCGACGACGTCCAGGCCATGCACCGCAAGGCCAACTTCAAGAGCGCGGTCGCCGAGGCGGCCGACGAGCACCTGCCCGACGGCGAGGGCCACGGCACCAAGGGCGGCGCGCACCGGGACGCGATGTACTCGCACCAGGAGGCCGGCTACCGGGCCAAGGGCGCCGCGGTCAAGCAGTACCACCAGGACGCGGCCGCGTACCACGGCGAGATGGCCGCGCAGCACGCGAAGGTCACGTCCGCCGCCGGGCTCAAGGAGCTGGACACGGTCTTCGCCTCGCTGGTCAAGGCCGAGGACAAGCAGGGCGGGCACCTGGTCAAGAAGGACGGCGAGGACCACCTGCCGACGCACACCAACGGCAAGCCCGACCACCGCCTGATGGGCGCGGCGTGGGCCGCGCTGCACGGCGGCTACCGCGGCAACAAGTACGAGGGGCCGGACAAGGCCAAGGCGATCGCCAAGCTCAAGGCGCTGTACGCGTCCGAGAAGATGGAGACGCCGGCGGTCGGGGCCGTGGACACTCAGTCGGAGATCGACTCCGTGCTGGCGGCCGTGACGCTGCCGCCGAGCGCCGAGACCGTGCTGGCCGGCATGACCGGGCGCCCCAAGTCGGCCGTGGACGACATCGAGTCCGCCGCCGAGCTGATGCGCGCCGTGAGCGGCGTGGCCGGCTGACGACTTTCAGGATTTGCCCTCGGGGGCGAACGGCGACCGCCGCCGAACCGAACGCGGAACAACGACAACAACCAAAAGAGAAAGAGACAAGCGAATGAACAAAATCAAAATCGTGTTCATCAAAGCCTGCAAGACCGCGGCTGGTTCAGTCAAGCGCGGCGACCCGGGCGAGGTTGAACCCGACAAACTACAAGCCGGGCTCGACGCCGGCCTGTTCGTCACCGCACGGGAGTGGGAGACGATCCAGGCGCAGCGCGAGGCCGGGAAACAGAGCATCATCACCGCCGTCCAGAAGCTCAAGGACAGCGGCGCCATCGCGCCCAAGGACGAGGTCGTCCAGGCGGCCTGCCTCAAGCAGTACGAGGAGCAGGGCATCGGCGCCGACATCGTGGTCCGGCTGCTGGAGGCCGAGCACAAGCCGCTGGCGACCGCCAACGCGAACCACACCGGTCGCCTGACCGACGGCACCGACGGGACCCGCGGCGGCCTCCAGGTCGTCCGCACCAGCCTCAAGGACGCGCTGGAGAACGGCTACATCAAGGCCCGCGAGCCGATGGACAGGCTCATCCGGGACGGCCGCATGAAGGAGGCCATGGTCCTGGCCCGCGACACCGGGCTCGTCATGGCCGAGCACGTGATGCCCATCTACACCAAGGGCGAGAACTTCCGGTTCCGCGACGTCATCACCGCGGCGGACAACGTGGACAACACCAACAACCCGGCGGTCGGAACGCTGGCCACGGGGCTGGTGATGCTCACCAAGACCTTCGGGTTCCTCAAGAACAAGCTGACGTTCCTGGACAAGATCACCACCGACCTGCGGGCCGAGGCGGTCCTGTTCGGCCAGAACGTCATCACCCGCTACGTCACGCCCCCGACGGTGGCGACCTTCGTGCCGGGCGTCGGCATGACCACCGACGCGTCGACCATCGCCACCTGGAAGGCGACCGTCACGGCCGCCAACCCGGCCGGCACGGTCCAGACCTCCGGGACGCAGACGCGCTCGACGGCCTCGACGACCGACGTGAACATCGTGCTGAACAACTACAAGGGCGTCACGCTCCTGTTCAACAACCTGACCCTGTCCGCGACGCTCCGCAACCTGCCGGGCGAGCAGTACGACGCGCAGCTCTACAGCCTGACCGAGCAGGTCAACAAAGACCTGCTGACCGCGCTCTTCGGCGCGACCTGGAGCGGCGTCTCCACCGCGGCGTTCAGCCTGTGCGGCAGCAAGGCGCCGGTCGGGCCGCCCTCGACCAACCCGATGGGCCTGTCGAACGTGATCGCGGTCAAGAACAAGTTCTCGATGAACAAGATGCCCGACGTCGGGCGCTTCCTCATCCTCAACTCGGCCTACCACGACGCCATCCTCGCCGACGGCAACCTGCTCTCGGCCAAGGCCATCCTGGCGCTCATCAAGAAGGACCTCGGCGCGTTCGAGGACGGCGAGCTGCCGGTCCTGTTCGGCGTCAAGGTGCTCGAGTCCCAGCTCTCGGCCTACGCGGCGGGCGCGCTGGTGACCATCACCGACCCCAACCAGGCCCCGACCACGGCGGCCAACGGCGTCGGCTTCGCCGGCAACAGCGCCTCGGCCATCTTCGTGGCGCGCATCCCGCAGGACTACAACAAGATCCTCGGCGACATCCCGCAGACGGCCTCGCTGGAGATCGTGACCGAGCCCGACAGCGGCCTCTCGCTGCTGGTCAAGAAACGGGTCGACCACAACCTGGAGCAGACCATCGTGGACACGGGCCTCATGTACAGCTTCGCGCAGGGCGACCCGCGCCAGGGCTTCGTGGTGCTGCCGTAACCAGGACGACGACGTGGGCGGCGCCAGCCCGGGCCGCCCGCAACCAACCAATCGCAAACCGAAAAGAGAAAGAACGACAATGAACACAATCACGAAAATCACCCGCGAGTGGAAAGGCCGGCTCCTCGCCGGCGCGCTGCTGGTCGGCCTGGCAGCCCTGGCGACCGCCGGCAGCTACTACGGCGGCCCGACGCCGCTCATCAACAGCCAGTACGGCTCGCCGCTCACCGCGACCAACGGCTCCGCGCAGTGGGGCACCAACACCCCGACCGGGAACTGGGGCACCAACGGCCTCTACCCGAGCTACATCGTCGGGGGCACGACCACCGTCAGCAACGCCGTGCTCCTGAGCTCCATCGGCTCCGGGAACTACTTCGCGCTCCAGATGACCGCGCAGCTCGGCGGCACCGCCGCGACCATGGCGGCCGGCAACACGACCAACAACGTCATCGCCACGCTGCTGGAGACGGTCGGCACGCCGACCATCGTCAAGACCAACCTGCAGGGGTACACCATCAGCACGTCGACGCCCATCGGCACGTTCGCGTCCGTCTCGCTGCCGCTGGGGTACACCTCGGGGACCTACTCGTCCACCAACGTGCTCTACACGCCGTACTCGACGCCCGCGTACGCGTCGCCGATGCAGGTGTGGCTGCTGAGCCTGGGGACGGTGGGCATGACCAACACGGCGTGGGTGACCAACTACCAGATCATCCCGCTGGTCCAGTGACCGGCGGCTGAACCCGTCCCGGCGCGCCGCGGTATAGGCACGGCGCGCCGGGCAACCGAGAAAGGCCGCCCGATGGCCGAGTTCGTTTGGGTCAAGCCGACCAACACCAGCCCGGTGTTCGCCGCGCTGCTGGCGCAGCTCCTCCGCAACGCCGCGACCACCATCAGCGGCGCGGACCAATCCGCGCCTCTCATCGCCAACTGGGTCGCCAACGTCCGCTCCGCCGTGTCCGAGGGCGGCGCGGTGCCGCTGTCCAGCGACGGCGCGACCGTCCCGCCGGGCGCCGAGCGGCACGTCTACGTGCTGGCGGTGAACGACCTGGTGGCCGGCACGCCGAACCTGGCGGCCGTCCAGGTGACCATGCAGGGCACGATGGTCGGGCTGTGGGTCGACATCGTCAAGGACGCCCGCGCCTACGTCGAGCGGCTCCGCAAGGGGCTGAACTTCCCGTGGCCGAGCTCGCCCGCGTATGTCGGCAAAGGCTGGAACATCGCCCGCGGCCAGACCTACGACGGGGCGCCGCAGTTCACCATGACCAACGTGCTGGAGCTCGGAGGGCACTACTACTTCTGGCCGGGGCCGAACGAGGCGACGCTGGTGTGCGGGACGACCACCCTGACCGGCGCCGGCGACTTCTACGCCGCCGCGACCTCGTTCCAGGTGACCGGGGTCGGCGGGCTGCCGGCCGGATCGGGCTTCACCGGGCGCGTGCAGCGCGCCGCCGTGGCCGCCAACGTCGCCGAGGGGCGCCGGGTGCGCGGGGAGTACGACCTGCGGACCTACGGGCCGTTCGTGGCGCCGTGGGACGAGTCGCCGCCGGAGCGCGAGGTCAACCAGCTCGGGACGCTATGAACACCGAGTCTATAGACTGCCGCCGCGTCGAGATGGGCGCCATCCTCAAGCCGGGCGACTTCTGCTACGACGACGACCGCCGGCACATCTTTCTCTGGCTGCCAGGCACCGGCGGCCCGGATGCAATCTCGATTTCGAGGCAGCCTGCGGCCGGGGTCCGAATCTGGACGTGGGACGGCAACGAGGACAAGCCGACGCTGACGCCGAGCATCCTGGCCCCCGGCCAGTGGCACGGCTGGCTCCGAGGAGGGAGGCTGGTGTCGTGCTGACGCTCTCCTCGCTCATCCGCCGCGAGCAGCTCGGCCGCCGCGCCGAGCGCTTGCTCGCTTCGTTCGACGAGCGGATCGCGCTCGCCGAGCGCGTTGAGAATGTGATTGCAGCGGCCAAGGCCGCGCCAGACTCGCCGAACCAGCGCCACGCCGCGTTCGCGGTGCTGCGCGCCGCACGGCTGGTGTCGGTCGGCAACTGGCTCGCGGCCAAGTGCCGGTCGCGGCTTCAGCAGCTGGAGAAGCAGATGGCCAAGGACGTCATGTCGCACAAGGGCGGCTTCGGGCCGGACGCGCTGCCGAGCATCTTCACGGAGCTCGACCGCGAGGCCGCGGCGGCCTTCGACTGGCTCAAGGGCGAGCTGGCCGACGACGCGGACCAGCTCCACAAGATACTTTTGCAGCAGGCGATTTCAGCGGGCGCCGGGCATTTCACCACCACGGCCGGCTCCGGGCAAAGTCCCGCCGGCTCGAACCCATCAGCACAAAAGCTGGTGCTCGGCGCTCCGCTGTCAGACCACCTCGACAAGATACAGTCCGACCTGCTGTTCCGGCTCAAGGCCGCGCTGCGGCAGGCGGCGGACGCGGGCTGCACCGCCCGCGAGGCCGTCGAGCGGCTCGGGCTGGAGCTGACGCCGGAGGCCGAGGTCATCGCCTCGACGCGCCGGTACGTCACCGACGCCGGGGAGGTAGTCCACGCCGCGGCCGGGCTGGACGACGCGCTCAAGGCCATCTCGGTCGGCGTCCGCTTGTTCGACACGACCGACAACTCGGTGGCCAAGCTACTGCAGGCCGCCGTGACCGCCATCGCCTCGGACGCCGACGCGCTCTCGTTCGACGCCATGGGCGCGGGCGACCAGATGGGCTTCACCTGGGTCTCGGCCGGGGACGTGCGCGTGTGCGAGTTCTGCCAGTTCATGGACGGCGGGACGTGGGACGCGGACAAGCAGCCGGTCGGCGACTCGCCCGACCTGGAGACCGAGCCCCCGGCGCACTTCGGGTGCCGCTGCTCGCTGCTGCCGTGCGACCTCGGCGAGCCGCTGCCGAGCGGCGGGTTCGAGTCCTACCTCAACCAGTTCTCGCAGTCCGAGCAGGAGCAGGCGTTCGGCAAGGCCGCGCTCAACGCCTACCGCAAGGGCGAGATAACACCCGCGGCGCTCATGGGGCAGGGCGACAACAGGATTTCGCTGGAGCAGCTCCGCGGCATGGAGCCGCGGCTGGAGCTGGACTCGGCCAAGTACGAGGCGATGGGCAAGGCGGGCGGCGAGGCGGCCGGCCGTTCGATGGAGGCCGCGAGGCAGGCTCGCATCGCCGAGGAGCTGGGGGTGAAGCCGTGAACGACCTGACCATAGACGTCACCAAGGACGCCGCCTCGCCGGCGGTCGCGCAGCTCATGCTGGCGCTGGCCTCGTCGGCGCTGCGCCGCCACGTGGGCGCCGCGGCGACCTCGTTGACGCAGGGCTGGCTGCGTGGGCTGCCGCCCAACCGCCAGGGCTGGCCGTCGCAGGGGTTCTACGATGGCGCGGCCCGCGGCACGGCGTGGGAGCCGACGCTCGACGGGGTGCGGGTGCTGGTGGACAACCCGGACGCGCCGGGCGCCATGAAGCACCAGTACAACGGTGGCGTCCCGGGCAAGACGCGCATCGCCGCGACCGACAAGCTGCTGACGGTGCCGGCCCGCGCCGAGTTCTACGGCCACCGCGCCGGCGAGTTCGAGGGGCTCAGGTTCGGCATGTTCCGCTCCGGGGCCAAGTTCCTCTACATCCAGCAGGGCGGCGCGTCGCTGGTCGACTTCTCGACCGGGCGCTCGCGGTCCAAGGGGATCGGGGCGCGCTCGGCGATGATGGTCGCCTACTGGCTGGTGCCCGAGGTCGAGCAGGACGCCAAGCCCGAGGTGCTGCCGAGCCGCGAGGCGTACCTGGCGGCGGTCAAGGCCGCGCTGGAGGACGGCGTGCGGAAGCTCATGGGCGGGAGGATGAACAACTGATGAGCGTGAGGCTTTCAAACCTGGCGTGGCTCGCCCTGGCGGCGTTCGTGGCGCTGTGCGTGCGGGCCGAGGCGCTGCGGCCGCAGCGGCCGGTGCTGCCGTGGCTCTGCGTCGAGCTGCCGCGGGTGGCCGCCGACGACAAGCTGTCCTGCCTGCCGCTGGTGGGCGGCGAGCCGGTGCTGTTCGACATCAACGGGCGCCTGCAGGTCGCCGGGTTCTGCCAGTCGTCCAGGTTCCTGCCCGGCGCGACGAACACCGTGGAAATGGAGGCCCGCTGATGCTCGACCTCCTCCAGGCGCAGAAGGACCTGTTCGGCGTGCTCGCCAGCTCGGCGCAGCTCGCCAGCTACAACGTCGTGCTCCAGCGCAAGGAGCAGCTCGTCTCCGAGACCTACGTGGCCACGGCCCTGACGACGCCGCGCAACGGGTGCGCCGGCCAGTGCGTCATCGTCGAGATGCCCGAGTCGACCTGCGAGGAGCAGAACGTGCCCGGCCCGATCATGGACTGGGTGTTCCCGGTGTGGGTGCTGGAGTCGCCGCAGCTCTCCGCGGCGCTGGCGCAGCCGGGGCTGCCGGCCAAGGGGACGGGCGGGTCGTGCGAGGCGACGATGCAGATGATCTTCGACGAGGTCCACCACTACGCGGACGACCGGCTCTCGACGTTCGTGCCGGCGCCGCAGTCGCACGTGGCCGCGCCGCTCGGCACGGTCGCGCTCGGCTACCGGCTCCGGTTCCAGCTCAAGAAGGCCAAGAACGTCCAGACGCAGCGGACCGGCCAGGTGACGGTCGTGCTCGGGGCCGGGACCGCGGACTTCGTGTGCGCCGCGGACATGGGCGCGGCGATATGGTACACGCTCGACGGCTCGTTCCCGTACAACTTCACCGGGCCGACCAGCAGCGGCGAGGCGTCCACGGCCCAGCTCTACACCGGGGCGTCGGTCGCGACGGCGCCGGGCACCGGCCAGGTCGTGCGGGCGCGGGCCTACGGCGCCGGCAAGCTCGGCTCGGCCACGGCATACGCGCCGGTGGACTCGACGCCGGCGACGGCGCTGCCCATCTCGATCTACGGCGGGACCATCGTGGTCAACTACAACTCGGTCGGCATGCCGTCCTGGCGGATGGTGGACTCGCTGACCGGGTTGGCGAAGTACCTGTACATCAAGGGCGGAGTCGCGACCACGAGCGACGACCCGCCCTGAGGAAAAACATTGAATGGACGGCGCGACAAAAAATAGGCTGAACGACGAAAGGTAAACGACTATGGCAGCACCGACACTCTACTACGGCCCCGGCAAGGTGGCGCACACCTTCGCGGGCACGGTCTACATCCTCCACGCCGAGGGCGAGGCGGGGATGGTCAACATCAACGTCAACACCAAGGTCACGCCGCGCTACAACGCGAGCTACGGCTACACCGCGTCGACCATCGACGACGTCACCGGCAGGATAACGCTGACGCCGTTCGACTGCTGGGCGCTGCTGCCGGTGCTCTACCCGACGTACCTCGGGGTGACGACCGGCTCGAACTCGGCGGCGCTGCTGTGCGGCACGCGGCCGTTCGACGTGGCCGCCGGCGCCGCCAACGGCTGCGCGCCGACGCTGGTCTGGACGCCCGACGGGCGCACGTACCGCGCCGTGCGCACGGCCATCATCCGCCCGCCCGGGATGCACCTCGGGGTCGGCAAGCCGCTGTTCACCGCGATGGACATCGGCGCGCTCATGGACCCGGCCCTGGCGATCGGCGCGGGCGGCGAGCTGTTCGACACCTCGGCGCACGCCGCCGGCTCGGCCGGGACGACCGGGATCGTCGAGTCCTCGGCCTCCGACCCGTCCGGCTCGGGGACGGTGCCGGCCTACGGCACGACCGACTTCATCAACGGCCACTGGACCGGCGCGTGGGGCGCCATCTCCAACTTCACGGCGCTCGACGCCGAGGACGGCTGGGAGCTGGTCGTCGACGCCAGGTACTCGATGAAGCAGAGCCAGGGACGGACCTACCACTGCACGTTCGACGGCGTGCGGTTCATGGTCAAGGCGCGGCTGACCGGTCCGACGCACACGCAGCTCCTGGCCAAGGTCACCGCGCTCGCGCAGGGCGCGGTCCTGACCGAGGGCTCCGCGGCCGACCTGGTGCTCAGCGGGCCGTCCTCCAAGACCCTGACGCTCAAGAACTGTGAGGCGGTCATCGAGGCCGGCGGGTTCGAGTTCGGCGGGACCAAGCTAGGCACCGGCGAGGTGGCGTTCGTGCCCAAGCTCGTGGCGGGGTCCGGCGCGGTGCCGGCCGCCGCCCTGGTGTTCAGCGCGTGACGGCCATGAAGGTGCTCTACAAAATCGCGGGGCAGGCGCAGTGGTCCACGCTGTTCGACGTGGCCGCGGGCGCGCTGCTCGGCGTGCCGGACCTGATGCCCGAGTACAAGGTGTCCCTGCGGATGCTCAACTACTCGGCGCCCGGCTTCGGCGCCCCGTCGCAGACGGTGCAGCCGCAGGCCAACGCCGCGGTGACGCTCTCGTGGCGGTTCGAGGCCAGCTACTCCGCGTCCGGCGGCGGGTCGGCCCTGGCGGCGGCCGTCAAGAGCACGCGCCTCATGCAGTCGACCTTCGCCGGGGCCAAGGTCCACCTGCAGGTGGTGCAGGACGACGAGACCGAGTACTACCCCTACGGCAGCCTGGAGTCCTACGACGCCGACGTGGCCGGCGCCCGGGTGGTGCACTCGTTCACCTTCAAGACGCAGGCCGTGACCACGACATCCCCTTGACCTATGGCCAACCCGCAAAGGACAGCGCAGACGATTCGGACGGCGTTCGACGTGACCAAGGCGCTCACCGGGACCGCGCCGCAGGACGCGACGACCGGCGCCACCATCATGCTGGCGACCGGCGCGGACCTGCTGTGGCAGATGGTGTTCAGCGTCGGGACGCTCGCCGACGGCACGATCATCGACCCGACCAACCTCGCGTCCATCGTCGTCGCGCTCCAGGCCAGCGGCACGCCGCACGAGGGCACGACCTACTGGAGCCAGACGGTGCTCAACGCCAACATAACGGCCCCGGGCGGCGGCAGCCCGGCGCTCACCGCGGCCAACTGGGCCAACGGCAGCCAGCAGCAGGTCAACCTCGCCGTGCCGGCCTCGGTCTGGAACACGCTGAGCGTCGCCGGCAGCAACCAGTTCTGGTGCTGCATCTACGGCGTGACCAACGACTCGACGGCCAAGTACGTCACGCTGGCCTTCTTCCAGGTGTCGCTGTTCGACACCGGGATACCGGTCACCAACCCGCTGGCCTCGCCGAGCGTGCTCGGCTACCAGTCGTACCTTTGCCCGGACGGCAAGTACCGCCGCTGGGCCCTAACCAACGCCGGGGGCGGCTACTGCCCGAACCCGGACGGGAGCACATCGCCATGAAGACCAAGACACTACTCGCCGCCGCCCTCGCGCTGCTCGGCGCCGCGGCCGTCTGCCGGGCCGCCTCCAGCCCGCTCTACGCCATAATGGTGGACACCAACATGGTCATAACGGGGCCGACCAACGCCAACGGGATCGCGCAGGCCAACCCGCTCCTCGGGTCGGCCGGCGGCAACACCAACGCCCTGACGCCGCAGCAGCAGGGCATCCTCAACGCCGCCCCGACCAACAGCTCCGGCACCAACATCTTTATCCCGCCCGACACCGCCGCGACGCTGCACGCCGGGCAGGTGGCGACCACCAACGGCCTCAACACCTATACCGGGACCAATGTCTACAACGGGCCGGAGACCAACAACGGGACGCTGACCGCCAGCAACCAGGTCGTGCTCGGGTCGTGGACGCTCGGCGGCATGGCCATCCAGGTCGTCAGCAACCAGTTCCTGCTCCAGAGCTCCAGCGGCGACTCCGTGCTCGGCTGGTACACGCAGACCGCGCCGCTGGCGTTCACCAACTACGTGGCGCAGAGCTTCGTCGTCAGCAACAACAACGCCTGGCGCATCCTGGCGGCCAACGGCCAGGAGCACTACAACCTGGCGAGCACCTTCGTCGGGACGTGGGCGCAGTCCACCTACGGCCTGCTGCCGGCCCCGGTCTCGTCGCTGGCCCCGACCGTCTCGGGCGCGTTCGCCATCGGCGGCGGGAGCAACGTGCTGATGAACGGGCTCGCGTTCAACACGATGGCGGGCAACGCCATCACCGCCAACAGCATCGGGCCGAGCGCCCCGGGCAACCTCAACATAAACGTCGGGTCGGGCACACTGAGCGGCAACGGCGTCAGTGTGAGCAGTGTGACCGCCAGCGGCCCGGTGACCGCCGGCAGCTTCGTCGGCGGCACGTTCATGGGCGGCGCGGTAACCAGCAGCCAGCTCGCCGGCCCGCTCAACGGCACGGCCACGAACGTCACCGGGAGCCTGACCAACAACACGTCCGGCAACGCATCCACAGCCACCTACGCCACCACAGCCGGGACACTCACGTTTACAAACGCGCAGACGATTTGGGTTGACCCATCTGGAACTCTAAATGGTGTTCGCGGCAACCAAACCAAGCCGTTCGGGTTGCTCTGTCAGATTTTTACCAACCAAATAACACAGCCCGGCGACACAATTATTGTGAACGCAGGAACATATCCAGTTGATCCGTGCGACCCAACGAATACCACAACTGCAGGTGCATTATATTTTCCTCCACACGTAACTATCATAGCCAACCCTGGCGTAATCTATTCATTATCAAACAATGTCAGCAGCGGACCAGCTTCTCAAATCGAACTCGACGACGGTTGCTCCATAATTGGTGGCACTTGGATTGGCGTATATTATCCAAACCAAGGGAACTCTGCTAACATTTTCGGCACGTATCCTGCCAGCGCCGGAACGAACGAGTATTTTCAAGACGTCATAGCTTGGGACAACGTATCCTGCTGGCGAATGGGCGCGGCGAGTAAGCCCGGCGGGTCAGTTGTCATTCGAGATTGCACGGCTTATTTTGGTGAGGATGCCTTTGTTCCTGTCCCATCTTCGGGATACGTTTACGACCTTTGGGGCACAAGGATGGTTGGCACAAACAATCAGACCACAACCTTTACCGAAACCCGTGCTGGAATCCGGTTGAAAGGCGCGGCGGCGGGCACATTTAAGGTTCACAGCGGCTGCACCATTTATGTGAACGAACAAGGCATCACCAACTCAGCCAACACAACCGTTTATGGTGTCGCTTCTACCTCAGCCATAGCTGCGGGCGAGTTCATCGCACAGGACGACTTGATGATTGATACCACAACTTGCACCAACCCGCTGTCAATGGACATTGGGCTTAACGCTGCGTCCGCATTGGCAATAATAAAACCCACGCGACCTGACGGAAACGCCGTAACCTGGACAAACCTTGCGGGAACAACTGTCAGACCGTGGGCTTATCCCGCCATCAACGGCGATGTGACGGTCGCCGGGAATTTATCGGTCTCAAATGGTTATGCCATTTCTGGCAACGGCTCCGGGCTGACGAACCTGAATGGCGCAAATATGGCAGGTGCTTTTGTAAGCCCATTCCCAACCAATCACGTTTCTCCAATCTTAATCCCAGCCGGGTTATGGGGAACCACAAACGTATTCGCACAACTCGTCTATACCAATCAATAGCACTTCTGCTGTTGGTTTCGCTGACTGCGCTGGCCCAAAATCCAATTTGGGTAGGGCAGGCGATTTGGGTTGGCGGGCCGTATCCGCCAACAGTTGCTTCCGGCTACAGCTACCAGACTGAAACACTGGTCTATGGCGCGAACATCACAAACAAAGGCGGCACGATTTCAGCCAGCGATTTGCAAGCCGTGGATTGGGGCGTGAACTTTGCCAAGAACACCAATAGCGCATCTACCGGCCAAAGTTTGTGGTCATACTTCCTATGCGGTGGCCCGTTCGCCGGGAACCAGACCAATGCTGCTTATACCTATCTGGTGCCGGGAACCAACGTCAGTTTCATCGCCACAAATGCCAGTCCTGCCGGGGGGCTGCTTGCTTCAGACTACACGCGGCAATCCGGCTTCAACAATCCTACTGTCCGTGCCCTGAGCATGAACTACACAAACTGGGGGATTGGAACAAACGGATTTGCTCTGTGGCTGACCTACCCGACCACCAATCTTCTTTACACACTCACGGAAGGCATCATGGGCTGTATCAACGGCGGTAGCACCCTTAATATATTACCGAGTGGGGCTGGCGGCGATATTGCAGTCAAAACCGTTGTTGGAAATCTCTCGTCTATTACGCCAGCCAACCCGCCCAAATACATGCTTGGTGCGGGTCTCTTCGGATTCACACGGTTGGCCACCAACAATGAATATATTTATCAGAACGGCTTGATTCATCAACATGACACCAGTGCCAATTCGTTGTCTGGCGTGTTTTACGCCGCGTCCCCTTATGTTCTTGCCCGCGACAATTTCTTTTCCGGCGTCAGCAACCCATCTACCAACATTCCAGTGGCATGGGCCATGTGGGATTCAGGTATTCCAACTGACTTGCTGGGGGCGTATTACACAATGGTTCAGGGCATCGAACAGCGTTTAGGTAGAACCGCCTACTATCCACAGCCGTTAGATGCGGTGCTGATTTTGGGTCAATCATTAGCAGTAGCAGGTGGAACCGGAACTCAAAGCCTTGGTGCAATCAATGGGAGCAATCAAGTGCCGTGGGCACTTTATTGCGGCGGCGAGACTGTTCCGACCGCAACTGTTACAGGAAATCCGGGTGCTCAGTCGGCCTTCGTCACAAATACAATCAGTGCGCGGTCAACGATTGCAGGTTACGTAGAGTCAGGGGCGGACACTGGATGGCGTGCTTTCGCCGATGAACTTCACTATCTAAGAACCAATGGTTTATCTGGCCCGTTCACTAACGGCATCGGCATGGACACAAACAGCATTTTTGTCATCAACTGGGCAGCGGCGGGTGCGGCCTATGAAGCCCTGCAAAAGAACAGCACGAACATGCTGATGTTACTCAGCCCCGGAGGAAATGTTATCACCAATGTTTATCAGCATTGTTTGAATGACCTTGCCAAATCTCAATCTGTGGTCAGCAATATCTTCGGAGCAGGACTGAACATTCGGGCAATTGTGGTCTGTCATGGTGAGGCTAACCGGGCAACGACGACTTATGAAGCTAACCTGATTCAATGGGAACAGAACATTGCCGCTGATATTATGGCCATCACCGGCCAGACCAACACTCCGCACATGCTGTCCTTCATGGAGTCATCTTATTATTATCCCGCGACAGCTTCATTTCCTTACTCAGATATGGGGATGCTCAACGCGGTTCGAGACTATTGGCCAAGCAACAAAATCATTGACTCGCGCTACATGGAATCGTTCAGGTCTGACAATGTTCATCTGGGCGGCCCGACCATGTATCAGTTTCAGGGCGAGAAGGCAGCTTACGCTTTTTACAACGAAGTGTGGGGCAGCGGTTGGGATTGTGTTCGGCCCACAAACATCTTCAGAGCCGGGTCAGCCATCACCAACGTCATGTCTCAAGGCAACCTCACAACCGACACAACGCTGGTGGTTGGCACTCCGAATTATGGATTCACCTACACCAACAGCCTTGGGTCGAACGTGATTGACAGTGTGACGATTGAAGGGGCGAACAGCAACATGGTTGTCTTGCATTTGCATAGCGACCCGTCATCGGCGGCTTGGGCTACCGAGTATTACGCCATGAACGGCACGAACGGTAATCCCGGCTGGTATAGCGGGGCGCGGGGGAACATCCGATATAACGCAACAATTCCCGGTTTCATTACAACATCGAACATCACTTCTTGGTTGGTTCCATTCGCCGACACCAATGCCAATTCAACATCCGGCCATTTGCCGGTGCCATTCTAGCCATGACCCGCCTCGCCGCCATCCTTTTGCTGTGCTGCCTCTGCGCCGAGCACCAACAATTTAATTAACAATGTAACATTGCAAAATAAGTGATGACTTCTGAGCAAGCAATCAACTGCCAGCAAGTTGCCAAATGCAAGGCATGGCTGAAGCTGCCGCGCGCCGAACGGCAACGCAGGCTTGCAGAGCGAGCGGCACTGAGGCACAACGAAGCACCGCTGACTCCAACGCTAGAATCTTCGCCAATCGAGATTATGCCAATGGCTGAGATACGCGACCGATTACTTTCCAATCTTAATAGTCATCCGATAAGAACGCGGGACATGAAACTGCTCATCCAGGCCGATTCGGAAAAGTTCGTGCGTGACGGCAATCTCACGAATGTCATTTCTCAGCTCCGACGCGAGCATTTACTTTCGAGGATTCGAGGCTTCTGCGAACGCGCTTCCTGTCTTGCGTTATTGCTCCTGCCGATGGCTTGCGCCTCACAGACAAACCGCGCCAGCATCTATGACCCGCGAGCGAATCAACCCCCGCCAATAATCAAAGCGCAATCCCCCAAAGGCGCGGCGACGGCGGCTGGCATTCAAATGTTCATCTTCCCGCCGTTCCCCGACGCGCTCATCACCGTCACCGGCAACACCAACCCGTTCGCCCTCCAGGCGCGGAACGCGTGCGGCCCGACCAACTGGGTGACGCTGGCGACGAACTGCGTCGGCAGCGTGGTCGTCTCGAACGCGGCGCTCGTGCGCCTGTTCAGCAACCCGGTCGCGTACTCGCAGACGCTCGGCTGGAACCCGGTGACCGACCCGACCGTCGTCGGCGAGTACATCTACTGGTCGACGGTCAGCGGGACCTGGACCAACCACTACCCGGCCGGCGGCCGGGTCAACGTGCCCGACCCGGCGGCGACCAACTGCACCGTGACCGGCCTGACCGCCGCCGCGACCTACTACGTCGCCACCACCTACAGCGTCCTCGCGGAGTCGGCGCTCTCGAACCAGGTCGGCGGCACGCCGCACGCCTCGCAGGCGCAGGTGGCGGTCCTGTTCCGGGCCGTCCAGCCGTCCGGCAAGCCGGCCACCCTGACCATCACCATACCATGAAGAACCAGTTCGTCATCAACGCGCTCGTCCTCATCATCGGCGCCCTGCTCGGGTTCGCCGCGGCCGAGGCGACCATCGTCATGATGGTCAGCCGGCACGACACCCAAATCCAGAACACCGACAAGAGCCTGGCGATGGAGGTCGCAGAGCGGCGCGAGGCCGACGCGGGTGTCCAGCGCCAACTCGGCGACGAGCACATGGCGCTCCAGCAGCAGATGTCCGACGACCGGGCGCACGTGGACAAGGCGATGACCGAGCTGCTCCAGGACGTGCGCACGGTGATAGAGCAGAACACCCACGCCTTCGCCCTGTGGGAGGCGCAGCGGCAGGACGGCGACCGCGGCCGGACCGACCCGAGGAAGTGACCATGGGCGACACGATACACCTCATCCGCGAGGCCGCCGGCAAGGCGCGCAGGAGCGCCGGGCGCCACGAGCGGAAGGCGAGCTGGGCCGCCGTGGCACTGGCCATAGTCGGCCTCATCGGCAGCCACTGGCAGGGCAGCGGCGACCGCTCGGCCCTCTGGCGGAAGATCAAGGCCGTCGACGAGCACCTCACTTTCACGGACGGGCGCGTGGACGCCCTGGAGAAGACCAACATCTACAACGCCGGCATCGAGGCCGGCAGGCAGAAAGGAGACAAGCGATGACAAACTCGGCACCCATCCTGACGCCCGACGCGGTCGCGGCGCAGTTCAACCTCTGGCACTTGGCGCTGGCGCCTCTCGGCGCGGCCGCCTGGCACATGGTCCTCAAGGCCGCCCCATGGGCCAAGGCCAACGGCGGCCTGCTGCGCGGTGTCCGCAACTTCCTCTGGACCCCGGCTTCGGCGTTGACGCCGGCGCCTGGCCCGGCTACGCTTCCACCCTCAACGCCGCCCCCGACGGCGGCACAACCGACAACACCAACCAAAGGAACACAATGAAAAAAACACTCGCAACCCTGCTGCTGGCCGCCCTGGCGGCCGCGGCTCCGCTCGCCGCCCGGGCGTCGAGCCTCGACCAACTCAAAATCGGCAACGACATCCCGTCCGGCGACCTGACGCTGCCGGCCGCGCACGAGGGGCCGCTGCTGGCGGCCAACGACGTCGCGCCGCCGACGGTCACGGACACGAACCTCGCCGGGCTGAACCTGCCCGGGATAACCGCGGCGACCGACTGGGCCGTGGTCCCGTACGGCATCTTCCGCACCGACAACAAGACGTGGGGCTACGGCGCGGCCGTGTTCTACGAGGCCACCAAGAACACCAACGGGCTCAACCTGTGGATCGGCGCCCGGGTCAACTACCTCGACGGCCGCTCGGTCACGGCCGGCGTCACGGCGCAGCTCCAGGCGACGATCGTCTGGCACGGCGTGTCCATCACGCCCGCGGTCATCGCGACCACCGGCATCGGCAAGGACCAGCTCTACGGCAGCGCCGGCGTGGGAGGCTACATCATCTTCCACTCGTGGAGCTTCAAGCTGTTCAACCACGGATTCATCCTGGACGCCGGCGCCGCCGGCGACTACGAGCACGTCGTGTACGGCAGCGACAACTACGACGAGGTGTGCTTCGGGCCGCTCGGCGCGCTGCACTTCTGACATGGACCGCAAGCGCACCGTCTTCCTGCTGGAGCACGGCATCAACACGCTGCCGAGCGACTGGCGCGACTGGACCAACCGCGGGGCCTTCCACGTCCACCAGCACACGCCGCACGCGGCGCAGTCGCTGGAGTACTTCGCCGGGCCGCTGCTGGCGCACTTCCTGCACCGGCGGCTGGCCCGGCAGTTCGGCCGCATGCTCAAGGCCTACGCCGACGCCCGGTGGCGCGTGGTCGTGGCCGCGCACAGCAACGGCACGCGCATCGCCGTCGAGGGGATGCGGGCCGCCGGCTGGCCACCGGTGGCCGAGCTGCACCTGCTTTGCGGCGCGGTCGACGCCGACTTCGAGCGCAACGGGCTCAACCAGGCGGTCGACTCAGGCCGGGTCGGCAGGGTCGTCTGCTACGCGGCCGGCCGGGACCTGGCGATGAGGGTCGAGGACACGCTGCTCGGGCGGCGCCTGTTCGGCGTCCGGTCCGAGCCGCTCGGGCTCTACGGACCGCTGCGCGTGCGCAAGCCGCTGCTCGACTCGGGCGCGGTCTCGTCGCACGACGACGCGTTCTGGCGGGCGTACGGCCACTCCGGCTGCTGGCGCGGCCGCGAGCTGGACCGGACCATGTGCCTCGTCGAGGCCGGGAGCATGACGTGAGCGAGAAGCCCAAGGCGGTGTACCTCCACTGCGAGGTGTACGAGACCAGGGGCAACGAGCGGGTCCGGTTCCTGGCGAATACGGCGGCGCCGGCGGTGCCCGGCATGAGTGACCGGCACGCGTTCGAGTTCATCGTCGATCGGGCGGCCGAGCAGGTGCCGGCCGCGGCCACGGCGGCGGACAGCGAGGACTGATATATGGCCGGCGACAACCAACTGATAATCGAAATCCTGACCAAGTACCTTGGGAAGGAGGAGGCGGCGGCCGCCGCGAAGGATCTCGCCGGCCTGAAAGAGCAGACCGGGGACCTCAGCCAGAGCCTGCCCGAGGGCTCCGAGCTGTGGAAAAAGTACAAGGGCATCCTCAGTGAGACGTCCGACTCGGCCGGCGTGTTCACCGGCAAGAGCCGGGAGATGCGCATCGTCGCCGAGCAGCTCAACCACATCCTGCCGGGCCTCGGCCTGGCTTTCCGCGGTGTGGTGACCGCGATGGGGCCCATCGCCATCGTCGCGCTGTCCATCCAGGCCGCGGTGACGTGGTGGAAGTACTACAAGGAGGGCGTCGAGGCGGCCGCCAAGGCGAACGAGGAGTCGATGGACAAGGTGCGCAAGTCGACCCACGACGCGGTCGACGAAATCTCGAAGTTCAAGGCCGCCATGGATCAGGCCGCCAGCGCGGTCGAGCGGGATAAGAAGGCACTGACCGAGTCGCTGGCGATACTCGACGCCCAAATCAAGGCCCGCAAGGAGCTGCGCGAGGCGATGGGCATCAAGGGCGGCGAGTCCGAGGCCGGCGACCAGGCCGCGAAGCTCGCGCTGATAAACAACACGATGGCCACAGTATCGGCGCAGATGAAGCCGCTGCTGGAGCAGCAGGCCGCGCTGGAGGAGAAGATGCGCCACGGCGGCGCCGGGGCCGGTGCCGACTGGCAGACCGGCCAGGCGTTCGGGCGCGACCGCGCCGCCGAGAACAAGCAGTTCGCTGAGACGGCGAAGACGCTTGAGGACCTCAAGAAGTACCTAGGCGAGCTGGAGCAGCAGTCGCGCACGCTGACGAACACGCTCGCCATACAGGCCAAGGCCGAGCACGCCGCGGCGCTGGCCAAGGCGGGAACGCCCGGCGCGGTGGTCGAGGGCGTGGCCGCGGCCGAGTCGGCGATCGAGCACGGCAAGAAGATGACCGACTCACAGAAGGACCTGCTGCGCGCCTTCATGGACTTCGCCCGCGACCACGGCGCGAGCAACGACGAGATTCTCAAGGCGCTGCACCTGCTGACGACCTCGGCGCAGGCGAGGCAGCAGGAGGCCGCCACCCTGACGGCGCAGCTCGCCGCGCTGACCACCGGCTCCCGATGACCGCGACCGGGCTCACCCTCAAGTACCAGGCCGGCTACCCGGGCAGCTCCGCGTGGACCACCGTCGCGCTGGAGGCGCTCGGCGCGTCCGAGGGCGGGTCGGCGGACCTGGTGACCGGCACGCCGACGCTGGACTTCAGGAGCCACGCCGCGAGCGAGCTGACGGTGCGGCTGCCGGCGGTCGCGCCGGACACCGCGGCGGTCATCCCGTTCGAGTCGCCGGTCCAACTCCTGCTCAACGGCTCGCCCATCTTCCAGGGGCGCCGCGTCAACCGCCCCGGGACCGCGGCCGCGGCCGGGCCGTTCGTGGACTACTGCGTCCAGGACCTGTGGTACGACCTGGCGCACATGACCTTCAAGCAGGCGTGGTTCGGCGGCGCGTACCAGGCCGCCACGTTCGACGGGACGACGGTGGCCTTCGCCAGCCCGCAGCTCGGCCAGTCGGCGCAGGCGACGCAGATGCTGCTCTACGCGGCGTCCGGCGGCGCCCCGGCGACGCCCGGCACCGTGGTCAACATCGTGAGCTGGACCGACGCCAGCCACGCGGTCGTGTCCGGCTCGTTCTCCGGGACGGTGGCCTACGCGACGCTGCTGTACAACTACCCGGACGTGGTGCTGTTCCAGTACCGGCCGACCGACCCGTACCAGAGCGCGGGCCAAGTCACCCAGTTCTACATCACGACCGGCGACCAGATAAAGGAGGTGCTCGACTTCGCGGCGGCCAACGGCGTGGCGGTCCAGTACGACGCGGCCGAGCTGGCGGCCAACTGCGCCGTCAAGGTGCCGTGGTACCCGATGCGCGCCGCCAAGTGCGCCGAGGCGCTCCGCAAGTGCCTGGCCTTCCACCCCGACTGCACGACCGAGGTCGACTACACGACCACGCCGCCGACCTTCCACGTGCGGACCTGGCAAGCCGGGCCCAAGTCGCTGGTCCCCGCGACGCTGCCGTACCGCTCGACGGCCGGCGGCCGCGAGCACAAGGCGACCGACATCAAGCCGCGGCCGGAGCTGGTGCCGTCCCGGGTGGGCATCTTCTACCGATACCTGGTCAACGGCTACGTGCTGGCCTTCCCGAAGGACGTCTGGCCGGCCAACGCGCCGGACGGCCTGCGGGCGATGGACTACAGCCTGGACCTCCAGGGGCCGCGCATCTCGCAGCAGCTCGCGTCCATCCGCAGCGTCGCGTTCGACCCGACCAACTCGCCGGCCGGCATGGCCTGGTGGCTCCGCAAGTGCCGCGGCCTGGCCGACCCGGGCGTCACCGCCCTGGCGATGGTGTCGGCGGACGGCAAGACGCCCGGCACCTCCGGCCTGCGGGTCCTCGACGACAACGGCAACGCGCTCGACTGGGCCGGGACGTACAGATGGGAGCTGGCCAGCGGCTCGGTCGAGTTCTGGTTCTCGGGCATCGCCTCGGCGGTGGCCAGCGTCTCGACGTACTTCGCCTACCAGGGCGTCGGGTCGAACGGCGAGCTGCTCGACCAGACCAAGGCGCACCCGCAGACGGTGCGGGTCAAGCTGGTCAACACCGCGTCGGTCACGGAGGCGTTCACGCAGTTCCTGACGACCGGCGAGGCGATCCCGTCCGGCCTGGCCCAGTACCTTTGGACGGCGCTGCAGAACCTCCAGTACACCCTCTCGCACAAGCTGCTGGAGGTCCCGTTCTCCGGCGCGTTCCTCAAGCCCGGCCTCAACTCCATCAACCTGTCCGGCGGCGCGGCCGAGTGGGCGTCGATGGGCGCGGTGCTCCAGGACTCGCGGTACACCCTGATGGCCGACGCGTCCGGCAACGTGTTCGCCGACCTGGCGCTGCGGTGCGGCCCGGTCGAGACGCTGGAGCCGGCGCAGTACGTCCAGCTCTTCAACCTGTTCGCCAACCGCGACCTCATCCGCATCGACCCGTGGGAGCGCATCACCGGGGCCTCGGCCGGGGCCTCCACCGCCTCGGGCGGCGACACGGCGGTCGAGAACGCGCACCCCGGCGCGGCCGGCAAGCTGCTGACCAGCCACGTCTCGAACACCGCCGACGCCAACGGCTTCTACACGGTCGTCCAGACCGACGCCCGGTCCAGCGGCATCGCGCTGTTCAAGTGGGACGGGACGAGCAAGGCCGCCGACGGGACGCCGGCGCCGAGAACGACGCAGCCCTCGCTGCTGCTGGACCTCTCGCAGATAGACCTCTCGGTGGCCGACCCGGCGCAGCTCGTGTGCAAGTTCCAGAGGACGGCCGACGCCAACGGCAAGGTCATCTACGTGGTGGCCACCGGCGTGCCGGCCGGGGGCGGGTCCGGGAGCGCGCCGCAGCAGTTCAAGTTCATCGCCGACTTCGGTGACTACGTCAGCGCCAAGTCATGGGACGGCACGACCCTCGGGACGACGCTGGTCTACATCTGGAAGCCGGCGAAGATACGCTGCTCCATCGCTCAGGAATTGAACGTGCAGACCTCGCTCGGGGCCAAGACGATGAACTACACCTACTCGCCGCTGGTCGTCGCCAACGTCGGCCAGCCGTTCTACACCCGCAGCGCGCTCTCCTCGGACGGCACGGTCTCGGAGACCCAGCTCGCGACCCCCGACTACCTGGCCAACGATCTGATATACGCGGTCCCGGTCCCGACGGGGCTGACCAACCTTCCGCCGTCGTCCCTGGCCGCCGCGGCGGTGCATGCCGGCGCCGGCGGCTCGGGCTACTCACAAAACCAGATAGTGGTGCCGACGGGCGGGACGGCGATCGGCGGCAACAACGCCAACATCAAGGTCCTGACCGTGGACGGCTCGGGCAAGATACTCACCGCGCAGGTCGTCAACGCCGGCAGCTACTCGTCGCCGCCGAGCCCGCTGGCCGCCAACCCGGTCAGCAGCAACGGCGGCACCGGCGCCATGTTCGACCTGACCATGACCGGGGTGACCATGATGGAGACCGGCGAGGGCCGCGAGTGGGCGGCGACGTCGTCGTGAGCTGGAGCGGGTCATTCCAGCGATCGCCGGCGGGCGCGTTCGCCCGGTCGTCCGGGGGCGCCCGGCGGCGGTATTCCAAGCCGCCGACGCCGAACTGGTCCACCGTCGAGGCCATCGAGGCCTATGTCCCGATCGTTGGGTTCGGCCCGTTCGCGGCGGGCTCGACCATGGGCGGGTCGGCCCCGACCGACAACCTCTCCTACCAGGGCACCTGGCCGAAGGTCTATCAGTCGCTCGCCTGCGCGTGGACCTACGGCACCGATGGCAACCCTGGCAGCGAGACCGTCGCGTGCCAGAACTACGTGGATGTCCCGCGGGTCGTCACCGACAGCAGCCCGGCCAACTACCCGGCCGGCGCGACGGCGGGGTCGCCGGTGTTCACGCTCGGCAACACGGTGATGACCGTCAGCTACACCTACGCGGGGAACCCGGGCGTCTTCACCGCCATGCTCTCGGGGCTGCTCGACGGCACCGCGTCGGCCGTGTGGGCCTCGCTCGTCTCGCAGGCGGCCGCGCTCCTGGCGGCGTTCCCGGTGCCCGCCGGGTCGGCGCCGGCCAGCCACTGCACGGTCTACGGCGCGGCGCAGGCGGCGCCCGGCTACGTGTCCGTCGTGTGCTCCCTGACGGTCGGCGGCTTCCTGCCCTGGACGCCCTTCTGGCCGGTGTCCGCGGCGTTCGTCGGCGTCCCGGCGAGCTGGCAGCTCGTCGGCTACCCGAACAGCGGGCAGCCGTGCGTCCCCTCCATCGCCGGATACCCGCGCCGGTACTTGGCCCCGGCGGCGAACGGGATCTCCGCCTACGGGGTCGCCTGCGGCAAGAGCACCTGGGTGCTCAACGGCCTCGGCGAGTTCGGCGTCTCGTCGCCCGACTACCGCACGCTCTACGCCCAGCCGTACAACCCGGCGTCGGTCGCCATGGGCGCCGTCTCCTATGCGCCGGGCTACGCCCGGCCGCTCTCGTACCCGAGGACGGCGAGCTTCTCGCCGGCCGACGTGGCGGCCAACGTCGGCGCCTACGGCGTCCTCGGGTTCTTCCCGACCGCGGCCTGAAAAATAACGCTTGACCCGGTCCGGTCTTTTGGCTACAATGCGCGCCGAACTGCCCGGGAGCCGGGCGCCGCGGGGACAAGAAGCGGCGGCGGCCGGGGCGCGGAAAACCGACAACAGAAAGGCATCTCACATGGCAAAGACACTCTGGCACGCGGCCCTTCGGGACCTCGGCCCGGTCACCGTCACCGTCAAGCACGAGGCGAAGAAATCCAAGTTCAGCAAGCCCGATGCGCCCAAGCCCGACTACGTGGGGCTGGCGATCAAGGGCGAGGACTGGGGATACAACGTCGAGAACCAGCGGTGCGCCGACTTCTTCAAGGGGCGCGCCGGCACCACCATCTGCATCCAGGCCGAGGGCAGCCGCGACGACGCGACCATTTTGCTGTTGGGCCAGCCCGGCTCGCAGGTCGCGCAGCCGCCGCCGCGGCAGCCGGCGCCAGCGGACCAACCTGCCGCGCAACCGAAACCGCCGGCGCAACCGCTGACTCAACCGAGCCGCGGCCCGGCGCCGCACGATACCGCCGCGCCGCACGACTCGGCGATGTTCAAGGCCTGCCGCGAGTTCGTGGCGCGCAACCGCGTGCTGACGGTCGTGGCGCTCGAGGCGGCGTGGCACACCAAGCGCGAGTTCGAGGCGGCCAAGCACGCGGCGATGAGCGACGCGACCTTCACGGCCGTGTTCTCGTCCATGCTCTACGGCGCGGCACAGGCCGGCTACAAGGGCGAGCAGCCGGGGCTGCCGCTGGACATCAAGTTCAAGGTCGAGCCGGAGGCTGGACGATGAAAACACTAAAAGGATACCACTTTACCGGGGACAAACTTCGCAACGGCGAACCGATTCCGACAATCGGCCAATGGCTCATTTACAAAGGCGACATTGTGCCGTGCTCCTCCGGCCTTCATATGAGCGAACACCCGTTCGACGCGCTCAAATATGCGCCTGGACACATGCTGCACAAAGTCGAGCTGGCAGGCCGGATGGCGTCGCATTGCGATGAAGGAGAGACCGTGGACAAGTGGTGCGGCAGCAACCGGCGAATCATCGCAAGCATAAATGCTGAAAAGCTGCTGGGTGATTTTGCACGGTGGAATGCGCTTCAAGTCATCCACCTTTGGAAAGCGCCAGATGTGGTTAAAAAGTATCTGGAAACAGGCGATGAATCGTTGCGGGATGCTGCGCGGGCTGCTGCGCGGGCTGCTGCGCTGGATGCTGCGTGGGATGCTGCGCGGGCTGCTGCGCGGGCTGCTGCGCGGGCTGCTGCGCGGGCTGCTGCGCTGGATGCTGCGTGGGA